AAACCCCCGGGCGCCCCGGGCGGGGTCCCCCCTTGGGGTACCCCCGGGGGGGGCCCGCTTCTGTGTGTGCATGCTTGCGCGCCGGCCGCACACAGGCACGCAGCATCGTGCTCAGGGCAGTGGAGAGGAAGCGCTCATCAGGGCGCCACGCGTGAGCGGCGGATCCTGCGGTGAAGGTCGCCCGGGGTGCGGACGCGGGGAGCGTCGACATGAGATCGATGGAGCCCGGTCGCGGATTCGAACCGCGGACCCCCTCCTTACCATGGAGGTGCTCTGCCTGCTGAGCTAACCGGGCCTGGTGGGGGAGCCAGGATTTGAACCTGGGTAGGCTGCGCCAACGGATTTACAGTCCGCCCCCTTTAACCACTCGGGCACTCCCCCGGGAGCCGTGGAATCGTAGCCCAAAGCGACACACCTTTCAACCGCGACGGGAGCTCGCTGGGCGGCGGCCGGCCGAGCCGGAGTGGACGGGAGCAGAGCGTCGGTGAGATTGGTGAGACGCCTGTTGAGCGGAGCCGGAAGAGGGAGGCAGCCGGGGCCGTCAGGGGATGACGGCCCCGGCTTGAAAGGTTGTGCCGCCCGGCCAGGGGAAGCGGGCCGGCACAGGGGACTCGCATTGTCATCAGGCGACCAGTGGCAGGAGGGGGATCCAAAATCCACGGCGCTTGTGATGACAAGCGCATTGTACCTGATTTTTCGTCCGGGGCAACCGAGCTGTCCGGACGAATCGGTCCAGACGGCTTGTACCCTTTGTCCAGCGAATTCCACGATGTGGTCGATGTGCCCGCGATGCGGGCGGCCATGGAGCTCTTCATCGGGCCGCGGGAACGCCCTCCGCCGGGGCTGGGAGCCCCGCCTTGGATGGCTCCTCGTCGCTCCCGGAGGGCCGTCCCACCACACGTTTGAGCGGATTGAGCGCCTCTTGGGCCTGTGGTACCGTAAGCATCCGCCGTGGCGGCGTAGCTCAGCTGGTCAGAGCAGCGGAATCATAATCCGCGTGTCGTAGGTTCGAGTCCTACCGCCGCTACCACCCTCTTTGGCCGCTTTTGCAGGGCTTTCCCTCGTCACTTGGCTTCCGCTCCTGTCACCTTCTGGGCCAATCTCGGGCCATTTGCTAGGCGTTTGCTAGGCGTCGGCCGATTCGGGCCATTCTGCTAGGCGTTGCTAGGCGTTCCGCCCACGACCCTGAGGTGCCGGGCCGCCTTCGTCTTCGCGTTCGCGAGGTTCTGTACGGCCTCGCGCTGCATGCCGGGGAGGACGTGCTGGTAGACCTCCATGGTGAAGGCGACCGTGGAGTGCCCGAGCCGCTCCGAGACCACCTTGACCGGTACGCCGGCCGCGAGCATGAGCGTCGCGTGCGTGTGCCGGAGGTCGTGCAGGCGGATCGTCGGCAGTTTGGCCCGCTTCACGTGCGAGCGGAAGGCGCGGCTCAGGTAGTCGGGATGCAGCGCCGAGCCGTCCTGCAGGGTGAACACGAGGCCATGCGCCGGCCACTTGCCGGGCCACTCTTTGCGCTCCGCCTGCTGCCGCTCCTGCCATGCCGTGAGCGCTGCTTTCGTCTCTTCGTCCAGCTCCACCTGCCGGCGCCCCTTGTGCGTCTTCGGCTTGCTCTCGCGCACGTCGGTACTCGAGACAGTGACCCGCGCCCGTCGCACGGTGATCGTGCCGGCCTCGAGGTCCACGTCTCGCCACGTGAGCCCGGCCAGCTCGCCGCGGCGCATGCCCGTCCACGCGGCCAGGCGCCAGAGAGGGAAGAGGCGGTCTCCTGCCACTGACCTGAGGAACTTGTCCAGCTCTTCGCGGGTCCACGTCTTCACGTCGCCGGCTCCGTCCGCGTCCCGCTGTATGTTTGGCAGTTCGGCCGCGTCGGCAGGGTTGAACGGAATCAGCTTCTTCTTCACCGCGTCCTGCAGCGCCTTGTGCAGTGTGGCGCCGACGCGGCGCACGGTGTTCGCGGAGAGAGGCGTGCCCTTCGGCTTCTTCTCACCCTCCTTGAGCTTCACCTTGGACTCGCGGCCCTCCTTGAGGAGCTTGGAGTACAGGCGGTCCACCATCGTCGGCGTGAGCTGCTGCAGACGCTCGCCGCCGATCCGCGGCACAATGAGGCCGTCCACGTGCTGCCTGTAGCTCGCAAGCGTCGTCGGCCGCACGCGTGTCTCGCTGGCCTCGAGCCACTCCTGCAGATACTCCTTCACCGTGATGCGCGAGGCCGCCACAGCCGTGCCCTTGTCCGATGCCGAGCGGGCATCGTTGCGGGCCGTCCTGGCCTCTGTCTGCGTCTTGAAGCCGCCCTTCCACTGGTCCTTCATCTTGCCCGTGTTCGGGTCGCGGACGCGGACTAGGTAGCTCCACGTCGAACCCCGCTTCACGAGCCCGTCTTTGACGGTCTGCTTTGTCACTTGCCCTCCTTCTGTTCGGGCGGCAGGACGCCGCCGGCCACGCCCTTCTCGGGAGCATCGCCCAGATACCCGCGCTTTCGACACTCACGGACCCAACGGGCCGCCGTGGAGTGCGACACCTGGTGACCGCCGGGCGTGGAGAAGTGCCGCGCCACGTACTTGGTGGGATAGCCCTTGCCGTAGCCCACGGTGTAGGCCCTTGCGACCTCGCGATAGTGGTCGTCGCCCCACTTGTGCGGCCGGCCTGGGGCCGGCGCTCCCTCGCTGAATCGACGGCCGTAATCCCGCACTCGCGCCGCGTCTTCGGGATTCCCCTCTGCCTCGTACAGGCGTGCCACCGTCTCTGCAACGCCCTCCTGTATCGGCCGGGTCCGCTTGATGTAGTCACCAACCGGGATCTTCCTGACCATCTGTCTGGTGATGACCTCCGCCGGCGGATAGGGAGCGCCGTAGGCCGGCTCTTTCTCCGTGATCGCCACGCCGACGCACTCCATTCGGCCCCTCACCTCTCTCCATCCGAGCGATATGGTCCACGGTCCTTTGACCTCATCTGGCCAGTTGTAGCTGCTGACTTGGTGCCATCTGTGCGTGATTCCTGTCGTGTAGTCCATGCACAGGAGTATAGGGCCTTGTAGGGTCCTAGTCAAAGACGTACCGTCAGCTCGTCACTAGGGATTCACGAACGATTTGGAGGTGACGAGATGAGCCGTGAGACCTTGGAGCTGAGCCGCATGCGGGGACTCGTTGCCGGCGGCCTCGTTCGAGAGATTCGCGTCGGTGCCGGCCTGACTCTCGCTGAGATCGCCAAGGATGTAGGCGTACATCCGTCGACCGTCTTCTACTGGGAGACCGGCAGGAGCGTCCCCCGTGGCGAGGGCGCCGTGCGGTACGCAAGGCTCATCCTTGAGCTTGAGAGCATGGCTCGGCGATGACGCCGCAGGCACTCCAAGAGCTGCAGCGCGCCACCGTGACCACGGTCGAGACCGCCTGCGAGGCTCTCGGCATCGGCAGGACGCTCGGCTATCAGCTCGCACGGGAGCGCGGCGAGCTGGCCGAAGGCGTCCGCGTGATTCGCGTCGGCCGGATGCTGAAGGTGCCGACCCGGCCGCTCTTGGCCGTCTTGGGGTACGGGGAAGAGTACGCCCACGAGTGCGCTTGCGCGAGGGCCGAGAACAAGTGATGGCCCGGAAGATGAACAGCACGGGCGACCAGCTGCCGTTTGAGACCGCCCCTACCGCACGTCGGGAAGCCTCCGAGCACGTCCTCCTGCACGACGTCTCTGACGCGGTCTGCATCCTGTCAATGGGAAGCGAGGGGATCTCGGCCGGCACGGTTGCCCTGCTTCGCGCCCGGCTCCTGGCATCCGTGAGTGAGCTCGCCGCCCGTTGGACCGAGACGCCGTGAGCGGACGCGACAGCATCGTACGCAGTCGCCCCTACGTCCTGCCCCGGCCAGCCGAGAGCGAGGACGCGTATCGACGTTTCCACCACCTCGACCTGGCCGAGATGACGCCGCTGGAGCTTTGGGCCGAGCACCATGAGGCCAGTACCGCCCTCGCGGCCGTCGTGCGCAGCGGGGTCGACCCGGTGATCGTCCACGGCAACGGCTGGGCTCTGAGCGCGTCGTGGTGGCTGCAGGAGAGAGTTCAGCGGAGCAAGGACGGGCGGGCGTGACCGCCGTCGACTTCACGGCCGAGATCCGCGGCTTCTCCGAACAGTACCCCGAGCCGGGAGACGGCCAGGACGCAGGAACGCCGGCCGGCGTCTTCATCGACTGGCCGACGTTCTGGGCTCGCGACCATGAAGAGGCCGAGTGGGTGTACCCGGACGTGCTCGCACGCGGGCGCGGCCATGCTCTCTATGCCGCCCACAAGGCCGGCAAGTCCCTCCTCATGCTGTTCCTGGCCGTCCAGCTCGCCACCGGCAAGGATCGGAACGCCGTGCTCTATCTCGACTACGAGATGACCGAGGCCGACATCTTCGACCGCCTCGAGGACATGGGCCACGGCCCCGGCAGCGACCTCTCGCGACTCCGCTACGCCCTCCTGCCGACGCTGCCGCCCCTCGACACCGTGACCGGCGCCGATGCGCTCATGGTGCTCGTGGACGGCGTACAGGGGGACTTCCCGGACCATCACCTCGTGGTCATCATCGACACCATCAGCCGCGCCGTCTGCGGCGAAGAGAACAGCGCCGACACGTTCCGAGACTTCTACTCACACACCGGCATCCGCCTCAAGCGGCGCGGCGTGACCTGGGCGCGACTCGACCACGGCGGCAAGGACATCAGCGCGGGGCAGCGCGGGAGCTCCGCCAAGGGCGACGATGTGGACCTCGCGTGGAAGCTCGTACAGACGCAGGGCGGCGTCTCTCTGCACCGCGAGCTGGCCCGGATGCCGTGGGTGCCCCAACGGGTCAACCTCGGCCTCTTCGAAGATCCGCTCAGGTACGCCCCCATCACTGACGACTGGCCGGCGGGTACCGGCGAGACGGCCAACCTCCTGGACCGCCTGAGCGTGCCCCTTGACGCCTCCAGCAGGACCGCCAGCGCGGCCCTCAAGAGCGTGAACGAAGGACGTCGCCGGCAGGTCGTGGTAGCCGCCCTCCGCTGGCGTCGCGAGCACCGGGAAGGACGCCCATGAGCATCGCCAAAGTGGTTCCCGCCAGCTCGGGAACCAGCTCGAGCACCCAGACCTCGGAACCAGCCCGGGAACCAGCGGGAACCACCTCCGCTCTTGAGGCCGGAACCACCTTGGGAACCACCGGGAACCAGTACCACGGGCAAGTGGTTCCCGTTTCCCCCGTCTATAGACGGGAACCGGGGACCAGCCCCACCTGTTCGACCACGGACCATCCTGAGGACCAACCCGTCCCGAAAGAGCGGGGAGCACTTGGGGAGTACTTGAACAGAGGGAAGCGAGCTGTGAGTCGAGCGCGAACCGCTGACCCCGTGAAGCGTAGCGCAGTCCTGGCAAGCGAAGCGCCCCGCGGCTGGCAGTATCAGATGCCTAGCAAACGCCTAGCACGCCTCCCGAAGTCCCTGCATACCGCCCTGTTTCATGCCGACACGCGGACTCCTAGTCCGCTGCGCGGGGTCTGAGCATGGCCCGCATCTGTACAGTCTGCGAGCACGAACACCGCGCCGAAATCGACGCGGCAGTGACGCGCGGCGAATCCTCCTACGTGATCGCCGAGCGCTTCGGTCTGAGTCCCTCCGCCGTACAGCGGCACGCCCGGCGCCACCTGTCCGCTGCCCTGGCCGCAGTGGATGCACCGGCGCAGACGAACGGCCGGGCACCACTGCCGGATCGCATTGAGACCCTGATTGAGCGCTGCGAGACGATGTTCGCGGCCGCCGCCGGCGAGGGCCGCACGTCGCAAGCCCTGGCCGTCGTCAAGGAACTGCGCGCCTGCCTCGAGCTGAGCGGCAAGGCGACGGGCGAGCTGGACACCCGGCCCGTGACCGTGGTCAACCTGCAGACGGCGCCTGAGTGGCTCGCCATGCGTGCTGTGATCCTCTCCGCCCTCATGTCCTACCCCGAAGCTCGCGCCGCCGTCTCGGGCCGTCTCTTGGAGCTGGAGGCCGGGGAGTGAGCCGGCTTGCTGTCGACCTGGCACGTGCTCTCGACCCGGTGACGCTCGCCCGCGGCGTCGGCATGGACCCGGACCCCTGGCAGCGGGACGTACTGCGCACCGACCATCCCCGCGTGCTCCTCAACGTTCACCGCCAAGGCGGCAAGAGCGTCACCGTTGCCACCAAGGCCGTGCACGTGGCCGTGTACGAGCCGGGCAGCCTCATCCTGCTCCTGTCGCCCTCTCAGCGGCAGAGCGGCGAGCTGTTCCGCAAGGTGCTGGCCGTGTACAAGTCCCTGGGCCGGCCGGTCCCGAGTGATGCCGAGTCGGCCACCACGCTCTCCCTCGAGTCTGGCAGCCGCATCGTGAGCCTGCCGGGCACTGAGGGCACCGTGCGCTCCTACAGTGCCGTGCGCCTCCTGCTGGTAGACGAAGCCGCGAGAGTCGCTGACGACGTGATCGCCGCTGTGCGTCCAATGCTGGCCGTCTCCGGCGGGCAGCTCATCGCCCTCTCGACTCCCTTCGGTCGCCGCGGCTGGTGGTTCGAAGCGTGGGAGCACGGCGGGCCGTCCTGGCAGCGATACCGCGTCCCCGCTACGAAGTGCCCGCGCATCTCGCCGGCGTTCCTCGCCGAAGAGAGGGCCGCGCTCGGCGAGTGGTTCTACCGGCAGGAGTACGAAACCGAGTTCGGCGATGCCCAAGCCGCGGCCTTCAACTCTGCCGAGATCGAAGCCTGCTACTCCACAAGCTGCGAGGAATGGGAGATCCCGTGAAAGCCGTAGCCGTCCCGACCACCACCATCACCATCGGCGTGGACGTCGGCCAGAGGGCCGACCCTTCGGCCGTGGTCGTCGCCGAGCAGCTCCCTCGTGATCGGCACCGAATCCACCACATCGAACGCCTGGCCCTGCAGACCTCGTACCCGCAGGTGGCCGAACGCCTGGCCGCCGTCTACAGCTTCGTGGTGGCCCGCCTCTCCTCTGAGCAGGCCGAGTTCGACTACCGATGCGGCGGCTACATGTTCGCGGACGGCATGCTTCCGCCTCAGGAGCCGCGGGCTCGCGAGCGCGTGTACGTCATGGTCGACGCCACCGGCTGCGGCCTGCCGGTCGTCGACTTCCTGCGCGAGTCCGCCGGCATCGAAGAGGGCCACCTTACGGGCGTGATGTTCACCGCCGGCAGCGGCTGCAACGTCCACCGGGGAGCCAAGGACGGCACCGTCAGCAAGTCGCACTTGGTCTCTAGGCTGCAGTCGCTCATCGGCTTCGGGCGCCTCGAGTGGCCGCGCTCCGCTGCCGCCGACGACCTCGTTGACGAGCTGAAGACGTTCGAGCTGTCCGTGAACGACAACGCGACCCCGCAGTGGAACGCCCGCGCCGGCCACCACGACGACCTTGTGTGCGCCGCCGCGCTCGCCGTCCTGATCGACGAAGGCGCCTACACAAGTGGCGTCATCGACTACCTCTGACCATGGACCCACGGACGAAACGAGGAACGATGAATCAAGAACTGTTCGACCAGGCCACCTACCCACGGGTGATGGCAGTCTCCGGAATGGAGCTCATGCGCCGCCTGACTGAGGCGTCCCGCGAGCAGGCGCTCAGCGTCCTTGCCGCCGCCCTGACGCAGGCGGAGGCCGCTGAGCTCGCGGACGCGCTCGAGGGCGAGCCGCTCCGCAAGGCACGTGAGGCCGCTGCCGGGCCGCTGGCGGCCGTCGAGGCGGCCCGCGAGGCACGCGACCGGGAGGAGGGCTCCATCTCAGCTCGCCTGCGTGACTACTTCACGCGCAAGGCAGACGGGGCGGCGGGTGTTGAGCCCGAGCCGGATCGCAACACGCCGAGAATGCAGGAGCTGCGTGCGGCGCTCACTGCCGCCGAAGAGGAGGCGATGCCGTTCACTCAGCGCGTCCAGTACCACGAGGGGCAGATCGCCGCACTCCGCAATGCCCCGGCGCCGGATGCGGCAGTGCTGTCCGTCCTAGCCGAAGCCCTCTGCGGCTGCCACGTCGACACCCCCACGAGCGCCGCGAAGCGGCAAGGAGAATAGGACCATGGGACTCACCCCAGCCGAACAGAAGGTGTGCGAAACCCTCAACCTCACCGAAGAGGAGTACCTGGCCAGCCGCATCGGCGTCACTCCCGAGGCGTACCGCGCGACGAAGGCCGCGAAAGCTCTCACGCCGCTGCAACTCGAAGCCGCGAAGCGCATGGGCATCACTCCCGAGAAGTACGCGGCACACGTCGAGCCCGCCGAGAATGGCGAATGATGGAAGCCGCACTCGCAGAACTGAAGGCCGCACAGGCATCGCGGGAAGCTCCCGCGGCGAAGCTCGGTGAGCTGCAAGAGCAGTACGCCGAGCTGGGCAGCAAGGCCGCGCACGCCGGCACTGAGCCCGAGCGGACGGCCCTGCTGCAAGAGCAGTACCACGTTCAGAACGCTCAAGCTCCGTTCGTCAAGGCGGTAGCGGCGGCCGATGCCCGGATTCGGGCGGCTCGGCTGGCAGTTGGCGAGAGCGCCTAGGGAAGTCCGGCGCCGGACCAAACGATCCCGGCCGTGCCGGCCGCGGCTCTGGAAGGGGTGCCATGTGAGGCTGACTGACGAACAGAGGCAGGAGGCCGACCGACTCCTGCTCACCTACACCGAGATGAGCGTCGCGCTGGCGACGCACATCGCGCCCGAGGTCTACGCGCAGCACAAGGCCGAGATGCAGGCCGAGCGGGATGCCTGGGACGCGAAGATGGCAGCCATGGGCGAGGCCATGCTCGAGAGTGCTGCCACCTGTCCGCGGCGCCCTTGGCAGAAGCCGCGGCCGAAGGACACGGAAGACGGTGGCTAGCACTGCTTGAAGGGTTCAGGGGCGGCAAGGCCGGAGTCCGGCGCCGGCGGAGTTCACCTGCATGAGAGAGCTCGGGAGCCCTGTCGGCCGCTCCCGGGCTCTTCCTCTGTCCGAGCCGGGGGCACTCGTCGCCGTCGGCAGTCTTTCGCGGGCCTCTACTTTTCGAGACACTCCGGTCGAAGTACCGTTTCCTCAAGAAGCCTGAGCAACTCCTCGGACTCAAGCCGTTGGTGTGTCTGTCGCCACAGCTCCCGGCGGATCTCCTCCAGGACGGATTCAGACCGCAGGATCTTGGCGAGGCTTTCGGGGGAACTGGCTCGGCGGGCCTTCCATAGTTCGTCGATCTGGCGCTTCTTGAATGACTCACGGGTCAAGTAGAACAGCACCTTGGCCTTCTGAGAGGCCGTCTCGGTGCCGAGGAGATTCACGGACAAGGCCAGTTCCGTGACAACTGGCAGCCCTCCCGTGAGGTGGTACGCCTGCCACTCCGCGCCATTCGTCAGGATCATCCATTCGACGCCCTCGTTCACCGCGTACGTCTGTACCTGGCGAAGGTGCTTGCCGTTGAGCTTGGTGGCAATCCGCTTGACCTCGATGAACGCCACGATTTCCTTGTCGATGCGCACGCCGTAGTCAGCGAATTCGCCTCTCACCGCGTACTCGGTCGTCAGGTCGATGTACTTGTCGTATCCGAGACCCTCGCAAAGGAAGTCAGTGACGGCCAAGCGCGTGTCGCCCTCATTCGCGTCTCGCGTCAACAGGTCGGCCAAGGGCCTGTTGAACTTCTTGACCGCGTTCTTGACCCTTTCTCGGGCCTCAGTCTCCCACTTGGGCCGTGCGGGCGCCGGTGACGCAGGCCGCACCGCCTCGGCCTTTGGCTGGGATTCGCTCACGCTACCGTTGGAAGTGGGCCCATCGCTCATATGCCAACCCCTCTTGATCTCGCGCGCTGCCGGGCTGCTACAGCCGCAAGCCTACCTTACTGCTAGGCGTTTGCTAGGCAGCCGTCCGTCAGAGGGCGACAGGAGCCGACACGGAGTCGGCAGTCGGACTCGCAAAGTCCCTGCACAGACCGCGATTCCGGCATGACCCGTCAGAGCGCGTCACGGGCTGGGTCGCAATCATAATCCGCGTGTCGTAGGTTCGAGTCCTACCGCCGCTACCATTCATTTTGCAGGACTTTTGCCCGATGAACGCCCCCGTCGCAGCCGTTGGACGGGGGCGTTTGTCTGCCCATTGTCTGCCCAATCTGCGGGATCGGCGTCTGCGAGGCGGGCGTCGAAAGCGTCCGCCGCTGCTCGGTGAGCGTCCTCTCCGACGTGCTGGTAGGTCTGCATCGTGAAGGCCACGGTGCTGTGCCCGAGGCGCTCGCTGACGAGCTTCGGGTGCTCGTGTTCCATCATTTCCGTCGCGTAGGAGTGGCGCAGGTCGTGGAGCCGGTAGCCTTCCACGCCGGCGCGGATCGCCAGGGCACGCCAGCGCGAGGACAGCGTGTCGGGGCGCACGGGCCCGCCGGCGTACTCGTCGATGACGTACCCCTCGTCCCGGTACTTGCCGCGCAGCGCCTTGCGCCGGCGTCCCTGATCAGCGCGCTGCTCCTTCAGGGCCCGGACCGTCAGCGCCCCGATGGGGATGGCCCGCCGGCCGGCCGCCGACTTGGGCTCCTTGTGGACGAGGGCCCGCGTCCCGTCGTGGACGAGCGGCTCGTCGACGAACACCCGCTTGGCCTTGAGGTCCACGTCACGCCACCTGAGCCCGCACAGCTCGGAGCGCCGCATCCCGGTGGTGGCCGCGAGGACGACAGGCAGGTACATGTCCGTCCCCTCAGAGGCCGCGATCACGTGAGCGAGGCCCGTAGGTGGCAGGGCGCGTGGCCGCCGCCTCTGCCGGCGCTGGAGGGGCACAGACGGGGGCTCCGTTGCGGACGCCGGGTTGTCCTTGCGCAGCCGCAGGCCCACGGCGTACTGGAGCGCTTCGTGCAGGACTGTGTGGTGCTGCATGACGGTGGCCGGCGACAGGCCAGTGGGCGCGGGTTTCTTGACCGCTGGCTTGGCGGGCTTCGCCTTTCGCCTGCCCTTGGCCGGCCGCGCCGGCACCGCCGGCTTCTCCTTGACGCGGCTCTGCTTGCCGGCCTTCAGGGCGTGGGTGTAGTACGCCTGAATCTGCATCGGCTGGAGCTTGGCCAGCGACACCTTGCCCAGCCGGGGCTTCAGGTGGATCCGCACGATGTCCTCGTAGCCGCGGAGGGTTGTGGGGGAGAGCTTGCCATCCTGCCGGGCGTAGTCGTCCAGCCAGCGGTCGAGCAGGTCGGCCACCGTGAGCTTCTTCGGGTCGATGACCACGCCCGTGTCCAGCTCGTGCTTGAGCTGCGTCAGTACGCGCTCCGCGTCCTCGCGCAGCCCGTGGACCCTCGCGGTCTTGCGGGGGCGCTGGCGCTCGCCCTGGGCATCGACGTAGGCCCCCAGCTCGGCCTGCACGTCCCAGCAGTCCTTGATAACTTTGCCGTCCCGCCGTGCTCTGCGAATGTGCCCGCTTGCCATGCGGCAAGTGTAACTCAGGCGCTCGCTCGGCCCGCGCCGGCGGTGGCCCTAGTCCTCGACCGGCACCCCGCCGTCGAGGTCGAGGGTCAGCACGTCGGCCGCCTTTGCCCCTGCCCGTGGTGCCTTGCGGAAGGTTCGGTCCATGCCCTCGACGTTGGGGTAGTCGATGCGCTTGCCGTCCAGCAGCTCGGCCACGGTGAGGATCTGCAGACGGGGGTAGCTGCCGCCCCAAGGCGAGTCGTAGAAGCCTTCCTCGGCGGCCTCGGTCCTCATTGGCTTGGTGGGCTCCCGCATGGTCAGGAGGACGCCGATGGCCGCGCCCTCTCGCTTCACGACGTGGCCGAGGTCGCGCACCGCGCCCACGCCTACGTTCTGGCCCGCCTTCACGGACAGGACGATGTGCTTCGTGTTCGCTCCCGGCTCGTCGTGAAAGTACAGGCGACCGTCGATGCCGTGGTCAGCACCCTTCTTCTGATCGACAGGCCGGGCACCTACGAGGCCGAGGGCCCACCACTGGAACTGCCACGGGTCCGACGCCGCCAGCGCCTCGGCATCGGGCTGGGACACCGGCTCGCCGATCACCTTGTAGTCCTTGCCTGCCTCCAGCTTGAAAGCGTCCAGCAGCCGCGACTTGATGAGGGTCACGGCGAGATGCGTGATGTCGATGCCGACCCAGCGGCGGTCGAGGTTCTGAGAGGCCGACACGGCGGTTCCGCAGCCGCAGAAGGGGTCAAGCACTACGTCTCCGGGGTTGCTGCTCGTCGCGATGATGCGCTCGAGGAGGGCTTCGGGCTTCTGCGTCGGGTAACCAAGCCGCTCAGCCGCCTGAGAGTTGAGGGGCGGGATATCCGTCCAGACGGTGGTGACCGCCGTGCCGGGCATCTCGTCCAGATAGCGCTTGTAGCGCGGCATTCCCGACTTCGTGTAGACAAGCCGGCCGGCGTCATGGAGCGCCTGCATCTTCTCGGGCGTCCATCGCCAGACACGCGTCAGGCCGTTCCACTCATAGGTGAGATTCGGCCGATCATGGTTCGGATTCAGGCAGTCGCCGAGCGTGTAGCGCCGGCCAGTCTCTGACTCGATGTTCCGATAGTGGCTCTCGATGTACTCAGGCCGGTGGGGTAGGTGCTGCGTGTGCCACGTCGGCGTCTCGCTCTTCGAATAGTAAAGCAGCGAGTCCTGAGCGGCGGGGTAGCGCGTGAACGCGTGGCCCTTGGCCGTCGACCGCTGCCAGCAGATTTCACCCCGGAAGTGCTCGGGCCCATACACGGCGTCCATCAGGAGCTTGAGGTAGTGGCTCGCCGTCGGGTCACAGTGGAGGTAGATGCTGCCGGTGTCCTTGAGCACCCGGCGCAGCTCCACAAGGCGCGGGGCCATCATGGCGAGGTAGGCGAGCATGTTCGACGGCCCCAGCAGCGTGTGGAAAGCCTGCAGCGCCTTGGACACCTGCCCGCCGGCCTCCACCGTCTGCCGGTAGCTCCACTCGGCCGTGTAGTCCCACGTCCACGTGTCCTCGAACGCCTTGATCTGGCTCGCGGCCCGCTCGCCGTGGTGTTCGGCGAAGAGAACGTTGTACGTGGCGTTGCTGTTGAACGGCGGGTCCAGGTAGACGAGGTCAACCGACTCGTCCGCGACGTGGCGTCGCAGGACATCGAGGTTATCGCCGTAGTACAGCACGTTCTCGGACACGAGCGAAGGCTATCACGGCCCTCTGACGTCAGGGAAGGAAGGCTCGCGCCGAGGCTGCCCTCCCGCGAGCTAGCTGCCCAGAAATCTCAGGGCAGCGTCCACGTCTATCCCAGCCTGGCGCAGGACTTCTTTGGCGAGGCTCCACGAGATATCGCCGTGATGGGGATTCGGGATGCGGACGGTCCTCAGGTCGCGTCGCATGAACTGGTGCTTCCCACCGGATAACGGACCCTCGTAGCCGAAACCTCTCAGAACACGCACGAGGTCACGCCGCGAGATTGATCCCGGGGCTGTCACCGAGGGTCAAACGGCAGGCTGGGAGAGAAGGCAGACGTCGATGCCGCCGAGCGACGGGATGTCGTGATCACCGTGCTCAAGCTTCAGTTCGACCCATTCACGGACGACAGACCGGAAGTCTTCGAGCGCCAGCCACGGAGTACCGCCCGTCGCCCACGCTCCCGGAAGACCTATCAGGTCCACATACCACTCGTCGCTGTCTTCAAGCTGGCGCACGCCCGGCTCTGCCAAGCTGGCCGCTAGTTCGGCGTACCGACGTAGCAGCTCCTCTCTCACGTCGACTGGTGCCATGCCACCCAAAACCTCCCCGCTTGAGGACAGGACCTCGCCCCACATGCCGCGATAGTGCGGCGCGGCACGCCGCTCTTCCTGCCTGACGAGCCTGCACCTAGCCTCGCTGGAGTCCTCGCGGGCATGCGCCTTGCCGGACCCCTGGTCGAAGACGAGAAGCTGTCCTAGGCATGGATCCTTTGCCATGAGTTCGGGCGTCATTCCGGCCTCCGCAGCTTGTCGGGAGCGTCAACGTTGAGCACGTTCGCCGACCTGACGATGTACATCGGGTTCCCGTCCTGATCGTAGGCATCCACAGCCCGCTGAACCTCGGTCACGACGGTCTTCATACGCAAGACCGTGCCGTCCTCAAGGAAGTAGTCGTTCCAGTTCTCCTGACCGCTCCGAAACGGAATGGGTTCGACTTCAATTGGCTGACCGGCAGGACCCGGTATGGTCTTGCGTCGCGACATGTGGGCTCCATTGGGGGCAGGGGTGGTCGTCAGGAGTATACCTGCGCCTACCTGCGCCTAACAGCTATCGTCATCGATGGGCGCGAACTTCAGCCTTCGGCGTCGCCAGGGTTGTAGAACAAGCTGCCAGCCTTCGGAGCATTCTTGAAGGTCTCCGACAGGTGCTTGAGCGACGCGAGGTCAATACGGCAGGCGACACCTGCCCCTGCCCCTGACGACGGTAACCGGTCAGACGGCCCTCGGGCGAGCCAGCTTGATCCGCATGCTAGCCGCCCCACGAGAACAGCGCCGCGAAGAACAGGTCGATGATAGTGAGTAGTGCCACCACGCCCTCCGCGACGAGGATCGCGGTCCAAGGCCACCTCTTCTGGTCCCTGGTGAGCGCCCGGACGGGCAGGCCGACGGCAAGAGCCTGCAGGACAACGCTCGGCAGGTACAGCCACGCCCTGTCGGTAGCGAACGCCATGAGCCAGTAGCCTGCGATGAGGCAGACTGCTGCGGCAGTCAGTTGCCAGGTCGAAACATGCCGCCGAGCCGAGTCAACGGGGACGATGGCTGCATGCCTATCGGTCATGGCGGGCCTCCCGGACCGGTGCGGCTAACGCACCGCGGATAAGCTGCGAGCGCGTTGGCCTCCCGCGAGGCCGCCGGCGCTGCTGCGAGCCAGCTTGATCCGCTTTTTGGACCGCGACAACTGCGGCCCCCCGCCTGTGCCCCGCCGGTGTCGTAGCATGATTATCCGCCCAGACCGCCGATGCGCCCGACCGGCCAATAGCGAGCGAAGGCCCGACCTACAAGCTGGTCGCGCGCGACGGGCCCGAAGTCGCGGCTGTCGCCGCTGTCGGTGCGGTTGTCGCCCATCATGAAGTAGCTGCCTGCCGGCACTGTAAAAGGCTGCTGGAGCGCCCAAGGGAGTCCCGTGGTGAACGGTTCCGTGGGCTCGGGGCTGCCATCCACCCGGCGCACATAGGGCTCTTCCAACATCTTGCCGTTGACATACACCTCGCCGTTCCGCAGCGAGATGGTCTCGCCGGGCAGCCCCACGATGCGCTTGATGAGCACAGGCCCCGGTCCGGGCGGATGGAAGACGACGATGTCGCCGCGCTGTGGATCGGAGAAGCGCCACGAGATGCGGTCGGCGAGCACGCGGTCCCCGACCAGGAGCGTGTCCTCCATGGACGGTGAGGGGATGCGGTACGGCTTGACGAGGAACGCCTGGATGAGGAGTGCGACGGCGATCGCGACGACCGCGAGGACCACGTACTCGAGGATGGTGCGCCCGGGAGCCGAGCGCCTCTCCCTCGCGCTCTTCTCGCTGTTGCCGGTGGGTTCTTCGTCCATGCTTCCCTTCATCGCCTCCGGAGGCCTCTAGCAGCGCGCACGCCTCGTGCCCTGACTCCCGTCGCCGCTGGGCAACCGTCGGTCCAACGCACCGCGCATGAGCAGACGCGGCTGACCTGCCGGTTCACGGCAGACCGTGTGGCGTTCTGCTCCATGCGCTTGTTGGACAGCCCTCTCGCGGTCACCCATCGGCCTCCGGCCCGAAGCTACCGAGCTGCTGCTGTCGACGAGGCTTCGACGTCGATCACGAAGGTACCCGGCCCCATCTTCACCTTGGTCCAGCTGGCGCCGCCGTCCGCGGTCGCCAAGAGGGCCCCGCGCCCAGCGAGGATCCAGCCGTGCCGGGAATCGCTGAAGGATATCGCCCGGAGCGGCTGGCTCGTGCCCGAGGGCTGCTCGCGCCACGACTTGCCGCCGTCGCTCGTGGCGATGATGAGGCCGTCGTGCCCGGCGGCCCAAGCGTGCATCGCATCCGCGCACGTCACGGGGTAGAGAGGAAGCCGGGCTTCGTACTGGACCTCCCACGTCGCCCCGCCGTCGTCCGTCGCCAAGATGACTCCGGCGTCGCCGCCGGAGCCCGAAGGCTTCGAGAGCGTGCCGGCGACCCACCCGTGGCGTGCGTCTGCGAAGGTGACGCGGCCGAGGCTCATCTTGCTGGAATCTGTGCGGAACTGCGTCCGCCAGTGCCGACCGCCGTCCGTGGTGGCGACGATGTACCCGTGCCAGGATGCGCCGGTGTCCAGGCCTACGCCCCAGCCATGGCGGGAGTCCGGGAACGCGATCGAGTTGAGGACCCCGCGACCGGGCACGGCGTGCGCCGTCCAGGTGGCCCCGCCGTCGGCGCTGGCAGCGACGCCCGGCAGGTCCTCGGTGCGGCGACCCGCGACCCACACATGCCGGGCGTCGCTGCTGGCGAGAGCGTTGAGAAGACGCATGCCGCGCACCTTGGACGACGCCCAGGTCGCGCCTCCATCGGTAGTAGTAAGCACCGCGCCTGGGTCCCTGCCCATGACCCAGCCTCGCTGCGGATCAGTGAAGGCGACGCTCCAAGGCATCAGGAGGCTGGGCGAGGAGCCCAGGACATCTTCGGTCCAGGTGGCTCCACCGTCGGCGCTCGTGACGAGGAAGCCGTGCACCTCCAGGGCGGCGACGAACTGGCCGGGGCTCGCCGCCAATGGGGGACCCGCCTCGATCCGGTAGGTGGGGCTTCGATTGGCGGCGATCGCCAGCGGGACGATGACGAGCAGAGATGCGGCGCCGAGGGCGGCGGCGGCGACAGGCATGCGCCTCCGATGGCCGCGCCGCAGTAGCTGCACGATGCCGAGGACGAGGGCCGCTGCGGTCAGCGTCAGCCACGCCAGCATGCCGAGGCCGACGAGGCCGTCGGAGAAGCGGCTGAAGTTCCAGTCCCAGAGACGGATGGACGAGATGAGGGCAGCCGCGAATGGGACAGTCAGCAGAGCGGCCCCGACAGCGGCGGCGAGGGCGACGAGGCTCAACCGCGATGCATCAACTGCGGCGGCATCACCATCCTGCTTCACTGGACCCCCCATCCAACTTCGACCCGGTCTGTCCAACGTCGTGCGCGTAACCTGCGCGGGCTGCGGATCCAAGTTATTACAGAAACCGTTGGCCGCGTCAGGTTGACGCGCTTGTTAGGCCCCGTGCGGGTGTCGTGGCAGTGTGACATCACTGCCCCGACGTCAGCATCCACGGCCCAGCGAACTGCACGAGCGCCGACGCTGCGAGGAGGATGACAGCGGCGGACGCGGAGGTGAGGCGCCCGTGGCGGCCGGACGCCGAACGCACGAGCGTCAGGGCCGTGAGCGGGTACAGGACGGCGGCGGCGATCAGCGCCGGGATCGCAAACAGCGGCATGAGGTCGCCGATGCCGGTGCGCAGCACCTGACGCAGGAGCACGAGGACGCCAGCTGCGAGCAGCACGAGCGCGACGGAGCGCAGTCGGGGCGAGACGCCGCCGGAAGCGAAACCGGCGCAGACGAGGAGCGCGAGAGGCAGGACGAAGGCAATGGCCGCGAGAACCGCGTACTCCCAGAGGGTCGTGCCGCTCACTATGTGCACCCTCCTTCGCCGGGACGTCGCCTACCGCTCACCAGTGGGCCTAACTACTATTAGACAGTCTGCGTTTGTCATCGACACAGACAACCGCCTTCTGTATATGACGCTATCACGAGCCTGAGCGTGCGCGAAAGGCAGACTGTCTTTCCCCTACGAGATCGTCTATCGGGCTGAGCACCGCTGCCCGCAACTAGCCGCCGCTTCTAGCGCTGTCGTCCTCGCGCCGGGCCGTGTAGGTCGACAGAAGCCGGTCGGCCCTGTGCCTTCTGTTTGTCGGTCAGCGAGTCTGAGCGGCACCCCCATCCCACGAGCCCTGCCGCTGCGGGAGGGCCATTGCCACGTCGTCTCGGCAGGCGACACGTGCTCAGCCTCCTAACGAAGCATGGTCCTCAAGTATTTGACAAGCTGGCACAAGTAGGAGTAGAGTGGACTCACCCAGCAACGGGCCGCCGGCCCAACGAGAGGAGCCACCGTGACCACCACCACCGCCGCCGCCAAGACCAGCAAGACCACCTACTACGCCGACCTCGACGACGCAGCCGCCGCCGCCCAGACCAAGGCCAACAAGACCGGCCGCCCGCAGTACGTCAACCTGAAGCCGAACGGCCTGACGGTCGACGCCAAGGCCGCCAAGGCCCTGATGGCGACCCGCATCCCCGAGGGCACGGAGACGGCCGAGAAGGCCGACCCTGCGACCGCCTCCAAGCCGCGCCGCGCCCCCAAGACCGGGGTCGAGGAGAGCATCAAGGCCGACATCGAGGCCAAGGTCACGGCCATGAAGGCCGCCGGCGAGGCGCTCCTCGAGGCCGACCGCGAGGAGCTGAGCGAGGGCCTGGACCTGACCGAGAGCGAGGACCTCGACGAGGCGCTCGACAACGCGGTCGACGCCAGCCTCGACAGGCTGCAGGCCGACAGGCTGGCCACCGAGCAGGAGTACGTGGCAGCCCGTAAGGCTGAGCAGGCCAAGCTCCGCGACGAAGCCAACGCCCACATCGGGGCGATCCATGAGCGCAACGCCGAGGCCATCAAGGCCGGCAACGCCAAGATCAAGGCCGAGCGCATCGCCAAGGAGAAGGCCGCCAAGCAGGCCGCCAAGACCCCGAAGGTGGAGTCCACGCGGCCGGCCGCCGACGCGACCTACTGCCCGCGCTGCGGAGCCGAGCTGGTCACCAACCTGAAGGGCAAGCGGGTCTACACCTGCGGCCTGACGGTCCTTGACAAGGGCACGTACACCATCCAGACCGAAGCCTGCGAGACGTACCGCACGGCCGCCCGGATGGGCTGGGACGCCGAGGCATGGCAGGCCGCCAAGTACGAGCCGAGCCTGAGCATCTACCGCGACCTGATGGGCAGCCCGAAGGCCACCAAGGAGGAGCGCGTGGCAGCCGCCAACGAGCTGGTCGAGGCCATCAACGAGGCCAGCGCGGTCTACGACCTGAGCGACCTCGGCACGGTCGACACCAAGGTGGTCAGCAAGTGGTGGCAGGACCGCATCAACACGGCGATCACGGCCATCAACGAGGCGGGGGCCGGCACCGCGCCGGCCCTCTCGGCACCCGCCCAGCCGGCCGCTGAGGCCGCTGACAGCGACGACGGCGGCATCCCCATGGTCGAGGTTGACCTGGGCAACGGCGAGACGGGCCTCCGTCACCGCAACGGGCTGGTCGTCTTCACCGGCGCCAACGGCTGAGCCATCCCACCAGGCAGCCCCCAGCAGAGAGGACCGCAGATGAAGACTAGCCGCCAAGCAACCACGACCGCCGCTGCCCTGACTGAGATGTCGGGACGGCGGCTCGTGGGCCTAGTCAACGAGCTGGCCGACCGGCCGGCGCACAAGACCGCCGCGATGTTCCACATGACCAACCGGGAGCTGAGCCGCTTGGTCACGAACGAGCTGGCGATGCGCGCCCTGTTCACGCCCACCACGGGCCCGTGGGGCGCTCCCCAGGACAACTGCGACCCGCAGGTCGCCTACGCCGCGACGGCCGCATGAGCGCCCCCACTGCCAAGGCCGCGGAGCTGCCTATCAGGTGGCTCCGCTGTGCCTGCTGCGGCGAGTCGGTCCGTGGGCGCCAGTGGTCGAACCGCGACACCGGGTACGGCGGCTGTGAGCGCTGCGCCGACTGGCACCGCGAGCGGTACGGCGAGGGCTCGGCCGAGGATTTCGCGGCCAGCCCGCTCCAGTCCACCGCCTACGCCATGTTCGGCGAGCGCGGCGTCCACTTCGCGATCCCCGGCGAGGACGGCCTCTGATGGGCTACTTCAACAGACTCCAGCAGGCCCTCATGGAGGCGGGCGTCTGCTGGTACGACCCACGCCAGCTCAGCCCACATTTGACAACATGGTACAGGAAGGCAGAAGATGACCTCCATGACGGACGAACGCCGCAAGACAGACCGCCGGGTACTGCCGGTGAAGCTACGCATCACCGTGGCGGCCGACCGCATGGGTGTGCACCGCAAGACGCTGATGCGTTGGTGCGAGGCGGGCAAGGTGCCGGGGGCGATGAAGACGCCCGGTGGGTACTGGGTAGTGCCCGACGAGTGGGTGCAGGAGATGGGCTGGATCGGTGAGGGCGAGCCGCCCGAGTAGACCCGCGCCACGACACGTCGTTCAAGCGATCAACAGGGGGCCGGCCACACGCCGGCCCTCTGCTTTTCCCTGCTCGGGCCGGTAGCCGTGACGTTACAGTCACGTCACCGTCACGTTACGCGCAACAGTACCGGACAGGACACAACACAACAGGACCAGACCTATATAGAGCACATCGCCTGGGGACGCACAGCTCGGCCTGTCCGATGTGTGCCACCTTGCCCCAGTAGAGTCGCGGGCATGGCAACGAACCACACCCGTAGCGCCGGCAGCATCCTTTCCGGGACGCCCACCGGGGCCTTCGGGGCCATCACCCGACAGCGCCGGATCGCGGACGCACTGGAGTGGCGAGATATGACGCTAGCTGAGCTGTCCGAGGCGGCTGAGCTGGAGCCCTCCGTGATACGCGCCGAGCTGGCGCGGATGAGGGCGACCGGCTACGCCGTCACCTACGACCGGCTCAGCAAGGAGTACCACATCGCCGGTCGACCGGGCCCGCGATTCTGCACCGCGTGTGGGGCGCGTTTGAGGCGCGACAACGACGGGGCGATATGCGACCCCTGCGGCGGCTCGACGTACACCCACGGGGGGCCCCACAGCCCCAGAAGGGGCAGCAGCCGCCACTACGCCGCCATCACCGAGCGCCTCCTCGAGGTCCTGCGCCAGCGCCCCGACGAGCGCCTCCACCTGATCGGGCTGGCCGACGCCATCACGAATCGACAGGTCACTCGGTGCGTCGCCCGACTGCGCAGCGCCGGCCACGACATCGAGGCGCACGGCAAGGGCTTCTACACCTACCACGGCAACGGCAAGGAGACGGCGTGACGAGCGCCCCGGTCGAAGATGCGGCCTACAAAAAGAAGATGACCGTCACGCTGACCCCCATCGCGGACGTGCACCCCTACGACGCCAACCCGCGCATCATCCCCGACACCGCCATCGAGAAGGTGGCCGCGTCGATCCGCGAGTTCGGCTGGCAGCAGCCCATCGTCGTGGACGGCAAGGGCGTGGTCATCGCCGGCCACACCCGGCTGGCCGCCGCCAAGCGGCTCGGTCTGGAACAGGTGCCGGTGACGGTAGCCGGCCACCTGAGCGCTGCCCAGGCGCAGGCGTACCGCCTCATGGACAACCGCTCCGGGCAGGACGCGCTCTGGGACGAGTCCCTGTTGGCGCTGGAGCTGGGCGAGCTGGCCGGCCTCGACGACTTCGACCTGTCGCTAACCGGTTTCACCGACGCCGAGATTGAGCTTGCCCTGGCCGACGACCTCGACCTGCCCGACAGCGTGGGGCTGGATCGCGAAGGCGGCGCGGCTGACGCCGGCACCAGCGCCCTGTGCTGGGGCTCCTTCAAGGTGCCGATGGACGCGGAGGAAGAGGCCGCGCTGACGCGGGCTCGCAACTCCTACGTGGACGAGAACGCCACGGACTACGGCCTCGTCGGCCACCTGCTCGGACTGGTGGGTACGTGAGCGTCTTCTGGTGGATCATGGCCGGCGTCGGCCTGTTCTACTGCGTGGACCTCGCCCTCGGCCTGCTGATCGCGTGGGCCTCACGGTGACTCACGGGGCCCCAGACGACACGCGAGGCCGGCCGTGACCTTTGACCCTGCCTACCCGACGGCTCGCCTCAAGCCGGCCGATTACAACCCTCGCCGGCTGAGCGACGACGCCTTCGAGCGCCTGCAGCGCAGCCTGCGGCGCTTCGGCATGGTCAAGCCCGTCATCCTGAACGGCGAGGCCGGGGTGCTGACCGCCGGCCACCAGCGCACCCGCGCCGCCAACGCCGTCGGCATGACCGAGGTCCCGGCGCTCATCCTCAAGGGCGTCAGCCTGCAGGACGAGATTCGCTTCAACCTGTTCCACAACAGCATCGAGACGAACAAGACCCCGGTGACCGTCACCGCTGGCGAGCCCGAGACGTGGAGCGAGTGCCCGGTCCCCGAGATCGTCTACGCCGGGAACCTGAACGCCTCCGTGGTCAAGGAGATATGCGCTCTCATCGCCCGCTACGGCGACTGGGGCAGCGTCGTGTGTGACGAGGACGGCGTGGTGGTCGAGAACAGCGACTACGCCGTGGCCGCCAAGCTGATGCGCCGGCCGGTGCTGACCTACACCATCTGGAACGGCGACGTGGCCGAGTTCAAGGGCGCGATGGGCGGCGACTACGGCGTCTACGAGTACAGCCCGCTCGGCATCAAGGCGTACAACCAGCTCCACTGTCAGCTCCCCCGGCTGGTGCAGAAGGAGACGACGCGCCCCGGCAAGTCCTCCACCTACGAGCGCTTCGTCATCCCGCGGATCAGCAAGGGCGACCGGATCGTCGACTTCGGGGCCGGTCGGTGTGACTACGCGAAGATGCTGAACCGCGCCGGCTACACGGTGTTCCCCTACGAGCCGCACCTGCCCAAGCCCGGCAGCCGCGACCTCGACCCGCCCGGCATCGCCGCTCAGGTAAGGGCCATCGAGAGCGACGTGCGCCACAACGGCCTGTACGACTTCGTGGTGCTGGACTCGGTCCTGAACAGCGTCACCAATCTGGAGTTCGAGCACGCCGTCATCCGGTCGTGCAACGCCCTGTGCGCTGACGGCGGGACGTTCATCACCGGCACCCGTAACCTCCAGTTCGTCTACGACCGCGAGCGCTTCCAGAAGGTGCGCGGCAACAGTGGCCGGCTGCTGGAGTTCCTCGACGACAACAACTTCTCAGCCATCTTCAGGTCGGGCGTCTGGACGATGCAGCACTTCCACTCCTCGGACACGCTGCTAGCGTTGCTGCGCACCTACTTCGAGGAGGCCGAGATGGTCAACACCAAGGGCCCGAACATCCACGCTATCGCCCGCCGGCCCAAGCGCATAGATCCGGCCGAGCTGCGCCCGTCGCTGGAGCTGGAGCTGAACATGGAGCTGCCCGGTGGCCTGCACCACAAGGCCGCCGGCCCGCTCGTCGAGCTGCTCATGGCTGAGCATGAGGCCCGCCCGTTGGAGCCGGAGGCGGGGGCGTGAGTCGGCCGCTAAAACTCCTGGTCGGGCGTCGCGGGAGCGGTCGGCGGCGCTGTCGTTTCGTCGCTCACCTTGTGCTGGGTCCGGCCGCCGGCGTTGAGGCGGCGGTTCCACGGCTGGAACACGATGCTGACCCGGGTTGTCTTGCCGCCCGGCAACTTCACCTCATAGCTGAGGGTGTTGCGGGTGCGCGTGACTGGATGCCAACCGTTGCTGTGGTTCTTCCAGACGAAGGTGAAGCTATAGCCCTCATCGGTCTGCCTGATGACCGTCGTCCCTCTAGGGTCACCGGAGTCTGCCTTCCAGCTGCCTACAAATGGGTCGCCGATGGTGACCACACCCGTCATGTAGGCAGCGACCAACGCAACTGCAACGACCGCCGCCAGCCCCACCGCTACCGTCAAGGTGCGCCTGCTCATGCCATGAGTATATCCGTGCCGTCACCGTGTGCCGGCGACCCTGCCGGGCGGGAGATTCTGTATGCCTAGCCGCCTCATCGGGCTGGAGATAGAGAGCCCCTTCCGGTTCGTGTGGCTCAAGTACGTCACCGGCGTGGACCTGTCGGTGCACTGTGCCAAGAGCCTCCTCGGCCGGTACGACACGCGGATCGGCCCCAAGGCCGCCGGCGACTACGAGCTGGACGAGAGCCCCGCCGGCGTCATCTACCTGTGCGGCGTGGCCAAGCCCTACCGCTGGAGCGCCAACGTACACGCCGCCTGGGCAGTAGACCCCGACGCCTTCTTCTCGTTCGAGACGAACGGCATCAGCGGCGTGGTTGAGGGCGGCCGGCAGCTCGTCATCCCCCGGCCCGTCCCTCGGCCGGCGCTGGCGCACGGCGAGGCCCGCGCCTACTTCACCTGCCGCAACTGGCAGTTCGCGGCCCGCTACGGGCCCGAGCTTCCCCCGGCCACCCCGTAGTCCCCGCCCCACGTCAACGACAGGCCCGGTTGCCCCGCAAGCGCATCGAGCTAGACCTAGATGAGCTGGAGAAGCTCGCCAAGCTACAGTCCACGCACGCCGATGTGGCGGCGTGGTTCGGCGTCTCAGAGACGCTAGTCCGCAACCGCCTGAAGGAAGCCAAGTACCTCGCCGTGTGGGACAGCGGCAAGGGCAAGGGCCGCGTGTCCCTGCGTCGAGCTCAAATGCAGACGGCGCTGGGCAAGAGCCGCTCCGCGGCCACAATGCAGATTTGGCTGGGGAAGCAGTACCTCGGCCAGCGCGAGGGCGACGACAGCGGGGCCGACGCGGCCAAGTGCGCCATCGTCGAGCTGATGGACCGGCTCCGGGCCGGCGCGTGAGCATCGGCCTCCCGAGCGGTAAGCAGGCCGCCAGCATCATCGGCTCCAACGCCCGCATCAACCTGTGGCACGGCAGCGTGTCCTCGGGCAAGACGGTCGGCTCGCTGATCCGCTTCATCGACTACTGCCTCACCGGCCCGCCCGGTGACCTGCTGGCGATGGGGAAGACGGAGCGCACCCTGAAGCGCAACCTGCTCGACCCCATCGAGGAGCTGATCGGCCCCGGCATCAAGATGAACCGGGGCACCGGCGAGGCCCGCATCTTCGGCCGCCGGGTCTACCTCGCCGGCGCGAACAACGAGGGCGCGGAGGTCCGCATCCGGGGCCTCACCGTGGCCGGCGCGTACTGCGACGAGGTGACGACGTGGCCCGAGAGCATCTTCAAGATGCTCCTGACCCGGCTCCGCGTCCCCGGCGCGAAGATGTTCGGCACCACCAACCCGGACGCCCCGACCCACTGGCTCAAGCGCGACTACATAGACCGCGCCGACGAGCTGGACATGACCGTCTGGCACTTCACGCTGGACGACAACCCGTTCCTCGACCCGGCCTACGTCGCAGCGACCAAGGCCGAGTTCACGGGCGTCTGGCGCCAGCGCTTCATCGAGGGCCTCTGGGTGGCCGCTGAGGGCGCGGTGTACGACGGCCTGAGTACCGGGGCCGGTGGCCGGCACGTCGTGTCAGCGGTCCCCGAATGCGACCGCTACGTGCTGGGCATCGACTACGGCACCAGCAACCCGTTCAGCGCTCTGCTCATCGGCATCGGCCGGGACGATTGCCTCTACGTCTGCCGCGAGTGGGTGTGGGACTCGGCGCTCAAGCACCGGCAGCTCACGGACGGCGAGTACAGCGCTCGCCTGGGCGACTGGCTCGACACCGGCGCCGACCACCTGCTGATGGAGGGCAGGAAGGCGCTCACGGTCCCGGTGGAGGACGTGATCGTGGACCCGTCCGCGACCTCGTTCCGCCGGCAGCTCGCCGTGGACGGCTGGGGCTGGGCGACGCCGGCCGACAACGCCGTCATCGACGGCATCCGCTACGTGAGCGCCCTTCTCGCCAACGACCGGCTGTTCATCCATGAGAGCTGCGAGGAGCTGATCCGCGAGCTGACCGCCTACCACTGGGACGCCTCGGCGCAGAAGCGCGGCGAGGACAAGCCGGTGAAGGTCGACGACCACGGCCCCGACGCGCTGCGCTACGGCGTCATGGGCCTCAAACGCTTCTGGAGCCGCTGGCTCACCAACGAGATGAAGGAGTCCGCCTGATGCCTCTGCCCACCGACAGCAAGACCGCTTGGCCGCCAGCCTCGTCGGTCGCCGGCGACCTTGCCCAGTGGGGCGCGTGGTACTCCGGCAGCAGCTACGACCTGACCGCGACCGTGGAGAGCGCCCAAGGAGCCGGCCTGTCTGGCTACGTCAGGGGCCTGTGGCGGCGCAAGGAGAAGCTAGCCAAGGGCGGTAGCCCCGCCAGCACCGTCGAGCCGCTGCACGTCCCGCTTGCGTCCGAGATCGCAGCCGTGAGCGCCGACCTGCTGTTCGGGGAGTTCCCGGAGCTGACCGTCGAGGACGACGACGCGCAGGCCCGCCTCGCTGAGCTGGTCGACCTTGGTGACCTGCAGAGCGTCATGCTGGAGGCCGCCGAGGTCACCGCCGCGATGGGCGGCTCCTTCCTCCGCGCCACCTGGGACAAGACGCTGGCCGATCACCCGTTCCTCACCGTCATGCACAGCGACCAAGCGGTGCCCGAGTTCCGCTATGGCCGCCTCGTCGCCGTCACCTTCTGGCGCGAGGTCCAGAAGGACCAGAAGGTCGTCTACCGCCACCTCGAACGCTACGAGGCCGGCCACATCCTGCACGGCCTGTACGCCGGCACCGAGAACACGCTCGGCAACGCCATCAGCCTGACCTTCCTGGCCGAGACGGAAGCGCTCGCTGAGGACGTGACGCTGCCCGAGGCGCTGAGCAAGGGGCTGGCCGCGTGGTACATGCCCAACGTGCGGCCCAACCGGCGCAACCGCCAGAGCCCCCACGGCCGCGCCGACATCGCCGGCAGCGAGGGGCAGCTCGACGCCCTCGACGAGACGTACACGAGCTGGATGCGCGACATCCGCTTGGGGCAGGCCCGCATCATCGTGCCCGAGTCGGCGCTGGAGCCCACGGGCCGGGGCCGGGGCAAGGGCAAGCAGCTCGATCTCGACCGCGAGGTCTTCACCACGCTGGAAGTCGACCCCACGAAGGTCGGCATCGAGCAGGTGCAGTTCGCGATCCGCACGGCCGAACACTCCGCGACGGCCCGTGAGCTGGTGGAGCGCATCGTGTCGTCGGCCGGGTACAGCCCGCAGACCTTCGGCCTGTCCATCAGCGGCACCGCCGAGTCGGGCACGGCGCTGAGGATCCGCGAGGGGCGCACCTTCCAGACCCTGTCCCGTAAGCAGCGGTACGCTGCCGGGGCCCTGCGGCCGGCCATCCGCGGACTCCTGGCCATCGACGCCGCAGAGTTCGGCAGCAAGGCCAAGCCCCTGACGCCCAAGGTCGAGTGGGTCGAGGAGCGCCAGAGCGTGAACGAGCTGGCCACCACCGCCGACCTGCTGCGCCGCGCCGAGGCCGCGTCCACCGAGACGCTCGTCAAGATGACGCACCCGGAGCTGACCGACGAGCAGGTCAAGGAGGAGGTCGCCCGCATCCAGAAGGAGAGCGGTAGCGTCGTAGACGCCGACCCGCTTCAGACTGGGGCGCTCGCCTAGTGCCGAGCCCGGCCGACTCCGAGCGCCTCGCCCGTGAGGTCGCTGACATCTACGCCCGCGCCGAGCTGCGCCTGCTGGAGCTGATCCGCAGGCAGCTCGACGCCGGCAAGGACCGCCCCGACTGGGCAGAGCGCCGGCTCGCTTACGTGCGCCGCATCAAGCGCGAAGCCCAGGCCATCGTGGACGGGGTGGAGTCGCAGGTGCCTGACGCCGTGCGGGCCGCCATCACGGAGAGCTACCGGATCGGCAGCAACGCCGCCGCCGGCGAGCTGACCGCCGCCGGGGCGCTCGCTCCGGTGTACTCCAACCCGAAGGTGGTCGAGGCGCTCGTCCGCGCCACCACCGGCAACCTCATCGAGGCCCACTTCGGCATCGTCCGGCAGACGGCCGACACCTTCCGCGACGCCGTGGTGGCCGAGGTCGAGGAGGCGCTCGCCAGCTCCGGGGCGACCCGGCTCACCGCCAGCCAGCGCGTCGTGGACCGGCTCGCCTCGGCCGGCTACCGGGGCTTCACCGACGCAGCCGGCCGCACATGGTCGCTCGACGCCTACGCCGAGATGGCCGTGCGCTCCACCACGGCACAGGCGACCATCCAAGGCGCGGTCGACCGCTACGCCGCCGCCGGCCGCGACCTCGTGTACGTCTCCGACAGCCCCGAGGAGTGCGGCCTGTGCCGGCCATGGGAGGGGCGCGTCCTGTCCATCGGCGGCGGCTCCTCACAGCACCCGTCGCTGGCCGAGGCCACGGACGCCGGCCTCTTTCACGCGAGCTGCACCCACCGCGTCAACCTGTACACCGAGGGCCTCACCCGCCTGCCCACCGACACGGCCAACGCGCAGGGCTACGAGGACCGCCAGCAGCAGCGCTACCTAGAGCGGGGCCTGCGTGAGTGGAAGCGCCGGCAGGCCGTGGCCAGCACCCCGCTGGCCAAGGCCAAGGCGACTGCCAAGGTCCGCGAGTGGAGCCAGAAGATCGACGCCCACACCAAGGCGACCGGCCGCCAGCGCCAGCGCCAACGCGAGACAGTCAGCAAGACAGCGACCAAGGAGTAGCATGACCGACCTCTCCCAGCAGAACCCGCCCGCTGCCGCCGCGCCCGTCGCCGCCCCTGAGCCGCCGCAGGGGCCCGCTGGAGCGCAGGCCACACCGCCCGAGGGTGGGGAGCCCGCCGCGCCGGCGACGCCGCCCACGGCCGTCTTCACGCAGGCCGACATCGACCGCGTGGCCGCCAAGGTGCGCGGGGAAGAGAAGGCCCGCCAGCAGGCCGCCATCGACGACGCCCTGCAGAAGGTCAGCATGGGCGAGGTCGAGCGCCTCAAGCTGGAGAAGCAGCAGGAGGCCGAGGGCCGCCTCGCTGATCGCAAGGCGTTCGCCGGCCGGCTGGCCGAGTCCGAGGCCAAGGCCGCCGCGCTGGCCGCCGGCATCGACCCCAAGTACCTCGCTCAGACCATGCGCCTCGCGGACCTGTCGGCCGCCGTGGGCGACGATGGCGAGGTAGACAGCGCCGCCATCAAGACGGCCATCGAGCAGGTCAAGACCGACTTCCCGATGGTCCTAGCATCGGCCCCGGCGAGCCCGCCGGCCAGCGGCGCGGACTTCTCTGGCGACCCCGGCAAGCGCCAGTGGACGCAGGCTCAGATCAGGGCCCTCGCCAACGACCCGACCGAGTATGCCAAGCACGAGGCTGAGATCGACGCCGCCGTGCGCGAGGGGCGCGTGCTGCGCGACTAGGGCTTGGAACGGCTCTCACCCTGAGTAGCCTAGTGTGCGCACCATGCTCATCGCCCTGCCAGGGGCGCGGCCCGCCTAGAGCGCGGGCCTTGTGGGAGAAGGTGCCCTCAGACCACAGGGGGCCGCCGACGGGCGTGACACGGATTCCGTTCATCCGTCTGTCGGAGGCCCCCTTTGGCACTCACCACGTTCATCCCTGAGGTCTGGAGCGGCAAGGTCAACGTCGCGAAGGACAAGAAGTTCGTCTACGCGTCCCTGTGCAATCGGGACTACGAGGGCGACATCGCTCAGGCCGGCGACACCGTCCACATCACCACGCTGGGTACGCCCACCGTGGCCCCCTACGTCAAGGGCGTGACGGTCATCGACCCGGCCCAGCTCGCGACCACGGATGACACCCTCGTCATCACCGAGTCGGAGTATTTCGCGTTCGAGGTCGACGACATCGACACGCGCCAGACGCAGGGCAACGTCATGCCCAAGGCCATCGTCAAGGCGGCCGAGGTCCTCGCGGACAACGCGGATCAGTTCATCGCCGCGCTCTACGCGGGCATCGCTTCCGGCAACGTCATCGACGCCCTCGCAATCACGGACGGCGACAAGGCGTACACCGGCCTCGTGTCCCTGCGGACGCTCATGACCGAGAAGGACATCCCGGCCAACGGCCGCTGGGTGGTCATCCCGGCGTGGTACACGGGCCTCCTGCTGGAGAACCCGAAGTTCGTGGCCAACCCGGCCCTCGCGCAGAGCGGCGCGAACCTGCTCAACGGCTTCGTCGGCCGCGCCGCCGGCTTCGACATCTACGAGTCGAACAACGTGCCGGTCATCACCGGGGACGACCACGCGGTCATCGCCGGCACGAACGACGCCATGACCTTCGCGGAGCAGATCAACAAGGTCGAGGCGTTCCGTCCGGAGTCGAGCTTCTCGGACGCCGTGAAGGGCCTGTACCTCTACGGTGCCAAGCTCGCCGATCCCGCCGGCCTCGTGTGCCTTGAGGCCAGCGAGACGGCTGTGGGCGGCTGACCCGACTGACCCTTCGGCTCGGGCCCGCGCAAGGAAACCCACTGGCACTGAGCCGTGAACCACCCGAGGCCGGGACTGCATGAAGCGGTCCCGGCCTCACCTTCAACTGGAGGCCGCATGGCACGGAAGAAGCAGACCCAGTACGTCGTGGCCAACGAGGCCGGCGGCGTCTTCAAGATGGACGAGCTGAGCCCCGCCGTCCTGCGCCACATCGAGCTGGGCAACATCGAGCTGATCGACGCTCCCGTGGTCGAGCCCGACAAGGCCGACGACAAGCCCGCCGACGCTCCCGCTGGCGACGACTCCGCGGACGCCCCGGTCGAGGACTGACCGTGTGGTACCGCCTGCCCAAGAGCGGCGCGCTCTTCTTCTCTGAGGCCCCCATGCGGGGTCTTGAGCCGGTAGAGGAGCCCGTACCCCTCTGCGCCGCGCCCGCCCCTGAGAGGGCCCCTGAGCCGGCCGAGGGTGGCGACGAGGCGTGACCCCCTACGCCGATAGCGAGGCCCTCGCAGACTACCTCGGCAGCACCGCGCCGGCTGACGCCGCCCGCCTGCTGGCCCGCGCCAGCGACCTGATGGACACCACGGTCCTCGCCCCCTTCGGCGTGGACCCGCTGACCGACCTGCCCGCCGATCCCGACATCGCCGCTGCCCTGGCGAACGCCGTCTGCGCTCAGGTCGAGTTCTGGTCTGAGGTCGGGGAGGCCAACGACGTGGACGGCCTCGCCGGCACGAGCTACTCCATGGCCGGCTTCAACGGCCAGCGCCCGCAGAGGGTCGCCCCGCGAGCCCTCGACTACCTGCGCCTCGTCGGCCTGCTCACGCCGGGCAGCGGGCTGGACCTGCTTCGATGATCCCGAGCGCTTCCCTCACCCACCGCCTGACCCTCAAGCCGGCGACCGGCCAGACCGGCCTCGGCGTCGCCTGCTACGGCGACCCGGTGACCCTCATGGCCGCCGTAGAGGGGGCCCGTGGCCGCGTCACGCTGCCCGATGGCTCCACCGCCGTGGCCGAGGCCAAGGCCACCATCCGTCCGGGCGTGACCGTGCCCCTCCTCAGCGATGTCGAGTGGCGCGGCCAGCACTACCGCGTGGCCGCGGTCGAGACGCTGATGGAGCGCCGGGGCGAGGCCGGCCTGTCGCTGACCCTCGTGGGGGCCCGCTGATGGCCTCTGTGGGTTGGCGCTTCGACAACCGTGCCGCCGTGGATCGCCGCGTCAAGGACGCCTGCGCCGACGCCGTGCTGGCCGGGGTCGAGGACATCCTCGGCGAGGCCACCAAGCTCGTGCCGTGGGCCGAGGGCACCCTGTCCGACTCCGGTGACACCGACGTGGACCGAGACGGCCTGACCGGCTCCGTCTACTACGGCGGCGAGGCCAGCGCCTACTGCGTCAAGCAGCACGAGGACACCGAGCTGGTTCACCTGAACGGCCGCGTGTCGAAGTGGCTGGAGACGGCCTTCCGCGAGTCGGTGCCACGGATCCGCGCCAAGATGGCCGGCATCATCCGGGGTGCGATGTGAACCCTACCCTCGCGCTCGCCCGCCACCTTGCCAGCGTCGGCTGCGGGACGTTCCTGGAGGACGCCCCCGGCGGCTCGATCCACCCCTACGGGCTCCCGCTCAACCCGGTGGACGCGCTGGCCGTGATCCCCAACGGCGGCAACCCGCTGGACGGGGCCCTGAGCCTCCCCTACGACGAGCCGACGTACCAGCTCCTGTCCCGCGCCGCGAGCGCCTCAGCGGCCCTTGACGTGTCCCAGCGGGCCTACTCCGCGCTACAGGGCTACGCCGGCGTCATGGACCCGGACGGCGAGGCCCTCCAGGTCATCCGCTGCGAGTCCATGCAGACCGCGCCGGCGTACATCGGCACCGACGACGCCGGCCACCACCGCTACAGCCTGAACGTCGCCCTGCAGCACAGGGCCCCGACGACACACCGACCCGACTAAGGAGAGCCCGATGGCAGCAGGCAAGGTACTCATGCGTGACGTGGTCCCGAGCATCAACACCGGGACGGACGTGGCCCCGGTGTGGGTGCCCATCAAGGGCCTCACCGAGCCCGTGGAGCACAGCCCCTCGACCAAGCGCGTCGAGCTGCAGGACGCCGACAGCGCCGGCCGCGAGGAGCACATGGTCGTCACCCGTGGCGACGCGTTCACCTGCAAAGGCTTCCGCATGGAGGACGAATCCAACGGCGACCGCGACGCCGGTCAGGAAGCCTGCGAGACGCTCGCCAAGCAGATCGGCACCGCGAGCCTCAAGCAGTTCAAGATCGAGAGCCCCGGCGGGGACGGCATCGTCTTCACCGCCAGCGCTCAGGTCAAGCTCTACGGCGGCAACGAGTCCGACGCCGCGCCGTGGGAGTGCGAGCTGACCGTCTCGGGCGACATCGCCCCGGCGGCCTGAGCATGACCCGCTTCATCGACTACGACGCCGCCCGTGCCGAGGCCCGCAAGGACCCTGTGGTCGTGCGGGCCTTCGGCCGGGAGTGGGAGCTGTACAGCGCCCTTCCGGCCCGCGTGGTTTTCGACATCGTTCGTGCCCAGGCGAGCGGCCAAGCAGAGTTCTCGACCCAGCAGGCGATGGACCTCATCACCCGGCTGGTCCCCGAGGGCGTCCTCGACGCTTGGCTCGACGCCGGCATGGTGTTCGACGACAGCTTCAACGCGCTCGTCCAGAACATCATGCGCGCCTACCTCTCCGGCCCCGACGAGGAGCCGGCCGAGGGAAAAGCGACGGGCCCGGACTCGACGCCATCCTCGACCACTGGGCTCTCGTAGAGGCCGACTTCCAGCGCGAGTACCGGCTGGACCTGAACGCCCTCTGCGAGCAGGCCACATGGCGACGGGTCGCCTCGCTGATTGCGGGCCTCTCCGCTGAGAGCCGCTACGTCGCCGCCCTCCAGCACACCCACACCCAGCCCACCGAGGTCACTGGCAAGGCTGCCAGCTCGTACCTCGCGAGCCTCGTAACGAAGGAGTAGCCGATGGCCCTCAAGGTGGGTGATCTGTACGGCGAGCTGGACCTGAAGACCGACAAGTGGGACCGGGGCATGGGCGGCATCAAGGGCTCCGTGGGCAAGCTCGCCGGCTGGCTCGCCGCTGCCGGCATCGGCGCTGTGGTGGCCGGCGGCATCTACAAGGCCGTCGACGCGGCATCCGACCTGAACGAGTCCGTGTCCAAGGTGGGCGTGGTGTTCGGGGACGCTCGCCAGATCGTCCTGGACTTCGCCAACGACGCCGCGACCAGCATGGGCATGAGCAAGCAGCAGGCCCTCGAAGCGTCGGGCACCTTCGGCAACCTGATGGTCAGCCTGGGCATGACCGAGAAGCAGTCGGCCGGCATGAGTACGTCGCTGGTGCAGCTCGCCGGCGACCTCGCCTCCTTCAACAACATCGACCCGGCCGAGGCGCTCGACGCCCTGCGGTCGGGCCTCGTCGGGGAGACGGAGCCGATGCGCCGGCTCGGCGTCAACATGAACGACGCCACGTTGAAGGCCAAGGCGCTGAGCATGGGCCTGAAGTGGCAGGGCGAGACGCTCCCGCCGCTCATCAAGGCTCAGGCCGCCTACGGCCTCATCATGGAGCAGACCAAGACGGCGCAGGGCGACTACGCCCGCACGTCCGGGGGCTTCGCCAACCAGATGCGGACCCTGAAGGCCGAGATCAGCAACCTCGCCGCCTCGGCCGGCCAGTACCTCCTGCCTGTGGCCGTCAAGGTCGTCGGCGCGATCCGCGACATCGTGGGCGCGGTCGGGCCCGCCATCGAGGGCATCAAGAAGCTGTTCTCGGGCGGCGGCGCGGGGGCCGGCGGTGGGATGTTCAAGCCCATCATGGACGCCGGCAAGGCGCTCGGGCCCATCTTCGCCGGCATACAGGCCGACCTGCAGAAGCTGTGGGCCGTCGTCCAGCCGGTGCTGGCGCGGATCGCGGAGTACATGGGCCCGGTGCTGGCGAAGGCAGTCGCCTACGTCGCCCCGGCCCTCAAGGAGTTCGGCCAGACGGTCGCCAAGCAGGTCCACTACGTCCTCCAGCTCGCGCAGTTCATCAAGCGCCACTGGGGCACGATCCTGCAGTTCGTCGGGCCGGTCTTCACCATCATCAAGACCATCATCGCGACGGCCTTCAAGGTCATCGTCGACGTGGTGCGCGTGGCCCTCGCCATCATGCGCGGGGACTGGGGCAGCGCCAAGGCCGGCATCACGCGGATCGTGAACAACCTGAACAAGGCGGTCATCGCCATCCTGCGGGCGCTGGGCCAGCTCGCGCTCGCCATCATGCGGGCCGCGTGGTCGGGCATCAAAGCGGTCGTGAGCGCCGCGTGGGGCGGCATCAAGAGCGCCGTATCCAGCGGCGTGAACAGCGTCGTGTCCTTCGTCCGCTCGCTGCCCGGTCGCATCCTCGGGGCCCTCGGCAACCTCGCCAGCCTGCTCTTCAACGCGGGCGCGGAGCTGATCGGCGGCCTCATCAACGGCATCGAGGACAAGCTCTCGGCGCTGTGGGACAAGGTGTCGTCCATCGCCGGCAAGATCAAGGACCTCAAGGGCCCGCTGGACTACGACGCCGTGCTGCTGACCCCGGCCGGCAACGCCATCATGGACGGCCTCATCAAGGGCATCGACGCCAAGGGGCCGGCGCTCGTCCGTAGCCTCAAGGGCATCACGGCCACCGTGGGCGGCGTGAACCCCCGGCTAGGGGCCGCAGGTCAGGCGGCGCTCGCCGGCGCGTCAGGGGGCCCCGCTGGAACCACGGTCGTGCATGAGCACTACCACATCCACCTGCCCGGTGGCAGCGGCGTCGTGGGCGAGGCCGACCGCGTGGCCCGACTCCTCGCGCCCCACATCTCCCGTCACCAGAACCGCAGCGACGCTCGCCGGGGGAGGGGACGCTGATGGCTACCGTCTGCACTCTCGACGGGCTCAACCTGAACGACGGCCTGCTCTACTTCCTCCAGCTCGGGTTCGACCCCGGCGAGGAAGGGCTGTCGTTCGACGAGTTCCCGTCTTACACCGGCACCATGGCCGTCCGCAACGAGTCGCGGGCGAAGGTCATCGTGGCGACCCTGCCCGTCGACATCCGGGCAGCGAACGAGGCCGCGCTCAAGAACGCCGCCGCCGCCATCAACACCAAGATCGGCGGCTGCTCCTACGCCACCCCGAAGGTGCTGAACGTGGCCGGCGATACCTTTCAGATCGTCGCTAGCCCGCGAATCCGGCTCGTCCGTGACGACCTGTACGCCCTGAACATCGCCCGCCTCAGCATCGCTCTGAACAGGCTGCCCTGATGGGTGCCAGTTACCCGACGACGCTCTACCCGGATAGGCACGTCGACCGCCCGCTGAACGGGCTCCTTACGGTGGCGTGGACCGACAGCCTCAAGGTGGCCGCGCCGGCCATCTTCGGCGTGTGGCTGGTGGACCTGCCCGGCAACGGCTGGTACGGCGGCTGGGTCGTGGAGGCAGACGGCAGCGGAAGCTACGAGCTGGAAGTCACCAGCAACGTGATGCCAGGCACCCCGCTGACGCCTGTCGTGTACTACTGCGACTACACCGGGGCCCCGTGGGGCGGCACCCCCGGCGACTGCTACGACTTCGCGCCGGCCACCGTGACCTTCCACTCGTTCACTACCACCGGCTGCCTGCCGGTCGAGGGCCCCGCCGGGACGCAGGTCGTCATCAACGGGACCGGCTTCGGCCCCGAGGTCACCCGCGTCTTCTTCGGCGGCGTCTCGGCCGGCACTAGGTTCTCGGTCGTCAGCGACACGCAGGTCGTCGCCTACGCCCCGGCCGGCGTCGGCACCTCCGACATCTACGTCGAGTCGGCCGGCGTCATGAGCCCGCAGGGCGCGACCTTCAGGTACACCGACACAGGTGTGGCGCCCACCGTCTCCAGCGTCACGCCGAACATCGCCACGGACAAAGACGGCGGGGAACAGGTCACCGTGCGCGGCACGGGGCTGGCCTCCGTGGTCAAGGTGAGCTTCGGCTCCGATCCATATGCGCCGCTCGCCGCCTTCGACGTGGTGAGCGACCTCGAGCTGACCGTCCTCACGCCGCCCGGTGACGGCACGGTCGATGTCATCGTGACGAACCCGTGGGGGCAGAGCCCGCTGGTGGCCGGCGATCAGTTCACCTACCCGGCCCCGCCGGCCCCGGTGGTCAGCTCGGTCACGCCGCCCAAGGGCTTCCCCGGCGACCCGGTGACCATCACCGGCGACCACTTCGACACGGCCAGCTCGGTCGCATTCGGCACCGAGCAGACGACCTTCATGGCCGTGGACGACACGACCATCCTCTGCTACGTCCCCGAGAACCCGACCGGCTGGGTCCACGTCATCGTCACGGGCCCCGGCGGGGACTCCGCGCAGACCGAGGCCGACGAGTTCTTCTACGGTGACGCCGCCCTCCCCGTGACGAGCGCCGCTGGCGTTGATTCGAGCGCCTTCGAGGGCTGGGAACAGGGTGACGCGACCGTGACCCTTACCGTGGACCCGAACGGCGGCCCTGGCGTTGCTGGGACGTTCTACGTCATCGACGACGGCGGCATCCAGACCTACGCCGCGCCGTTCGTGGTGAGCGGCCCCGGCTCGCACCTGCTCCGCTTCTGGAGCGTCGATGTGCGGGGCAAGATCGAGCCGCCGCACGTCGCCTACGTGAATATCCTCGCGCCCTCGACCATCCCCACCGGGCTCGTCGTCACGCCCATCGGCGTGGACGCCGTGCTGGCCAAGTGGGCTGCCCTGGCGAGCGACCGCCCGGTGTCCTACCGCCTCTACGTCGGCCCTGCCGGCGCGGGCCCGTGGACGCTGGCGGCCGACACCACCACTAACGTCCTCAGCGTGGCGCAGCTCAACAGCGCCGGGGCTCGGTACTACGCCGTCGCCAGCGTGGGCGTGGACGGGCTTGAGAGCGCCAAGAGCGGGGCTGTGGGCCCGATCACGGCCGCCACCTTCTCGGCTGAGATCCCCGACCTGTCCATCGACGCCACGAAGATCGCGGACGACGCAATCACCACCCCCAAGCTGTTCGCCAACTGCGTCACGGCCAACGAAATCAACGTCGCCAGCATCCAGTCCGCGGTGGTCACCGCCGCCGTCGTGAACGCCCTGGCCCTGAACGCCGGCAGCATCACCGCCGGCACCCTCGACGTGGCACGGATCGCGGCCGGCAGCATCCAAGCGGCCAAGCTCGACGCGGCCGATGTGAAGGCCAACATCATCACCGCCGGCTACATCAACACGCTGTCCCTCGACGCCGGGGCTATCAAGGCCGGCACCATCGACGTGGCCCGCCTGAACGTGGGGGCGATCCTCGCCAGCCAGATGAGCGCCGCATGGATCACGGGCGGCAGCATCAGCGGCGTGGTCATCAGCGGCGGCACCGTCCGCACCACGCCGACTGCGAGCGGCAAGCGCGTCGAGCTGTCCACCGACCACACCCTGAAGTTCTACAGCGGGGACGTTAGCGAGATTGGCCCCGGCACCATCACCGCCTACACCTACGGCAGCGGCGGCGGCTATATGTCTCTGTCGGGCCCGAGGGTCACCGGGCAGCCCATGTCCAGCTACATGAGCCTTCACGGGGCGGCTGGCCGCGCTGACATCCTGTTCATGACCTATCTGGGTGCCAGCGTGACCATCGCCCCGGCGAGCAAGCCGTACAGCGTACTCGTCGGCGGCGACCTCGACATCATTAGCGGCTACGACCTCAACCTCGATGGCAACGGCCACGCCCGCTTCAAGGACCAGAGCCATGTGGAGTGCGGGCGCGTCGAAGCCTACAGCGGCAGCCTCTACATCACCCCCGTCAACGGCACCCTGCAGGTGCAGGGCATCGTCCAGTGCTCTGGCGTCAGGTCCAGCGGCAGCATCCGCGCCACGGGCAACTTCGTCAGCGGCGTGTCCGACGACGGCGTCTGGATCAACGACGCGGCCGGCGGCGCTCGCCGCTACAAGCTCTATTTCGACAGCGGCAACGGGCGGCTCTACGCCCGCTACGACGGCAGCACCTACAGCTTCTTCGCCCGTGCCGGCGGCTCGGCCGGCTTCTGACACCGGAGGAATCAATGGCAGACGCAAACACGGTCATCAAGGCTCTCGGCCAGCAGGTCGCTCAGCTATCCGTAGACAAGGCGATCCTTGAGGCCGAGGTAGCCGAGCTGCAGGCCGCCCTTGCAGGGGCCGGCCTACACGAAGTCGGGGACGTGGAAGACGCCCCGCTGCCCAAGGAGGACGCGTGAATATCGAGTTCACCTGCCCCGCATGCGACACCCGGCAGCAGGTCACCCTGTCCGAAGGCGAAGGCATGACCGTGCCAGAGTGCAGCAACCCGGCCTGTGACGCCGAGCCGGCGTGGGGCCCAATCACGCTGACCATGATGAAGGACGCCGTGCTGACCGTGGCCGCGACGCACCCGAGCGGCACGGCCCTGTACACCGCCGGCTTCGTCCTTCGCCTGCTCAATCGCGTGCGCAGGATGCCGGCCGGCGGCGAGCCCGAGGCCGCGAGTGGGTGGGCCGCCGCCCTTGACGCCCTCGCGAGGCGGTAGTGCCCTTCACGACGCTCAACGACGGCGGCCTGTCTATCCGGATCGCCGGGGAGGAGCACGCCGGCCGCGTGAACGAGCTGTGGTGGGAGTCCACCATGCTCGGGGATGCCGGGGCCGGCTTCTGGGTCGAGGTCGCTGACCCGTTCAACCCGCAAGGCCAGTTCCCCAAGCTGAGGCACGGAGCCCCGGTCACGGTTGACCACACCTACGCCGGCCTGACCACGCGCCTCTACACCGGCTGGGTCGTCAACGACCCGAGCCGTGGCTACGCCGGCGAGGTCGCCAAGGTGGAGGTCGAGATGGGCGGCCCGCTCGAGGTCGCCAAGGGCCGCAGCGATTTCGGCTACGTCTTCACCGACGCCGACACCAGCCAGTGGATCGTGAACAAGCGCAGCCCGAAGTGTCACCAGTTCAACACCACCGGGCACCTGTCCATCGGCGTGGCCGACAACACCAAGGTGCCCTACGACCGTGCCGGCATGGTCGGGTCGGTCGCCTACATGGGGGCTCAGCACCTGTGCAAGACGAGCGGCGGCATCTTCAACGGCTACCGGCGCATCACCGGCATCGCGAGCTGGGACCTCAAGGACCACATGAAGGCTGCCCTCCTGTGGTGGCCGCAGTACAAGGTCGGGCTCGATGCCAGTGACTACCACGTGATCCACGCGTGGGACGCCGACAGCAGGGGCGACAACAAGGCGTTCGACTACACCTTCGCCTCGCCTGACGGGGCCGGCTACGTGGCGCTCGCCTTCTGGTGTAACAAGCGCGGCGGCTGGCGCACGACCGACGAGCGCCACATCACGCTCGACGACGTGGTGCTCTATACAGACGTGGTGCAGAAGCGCCTCGACGAGGGCATGGTCGCCATCGCCCAGTCGGTCGGGCTCGCCACCGGCTACGTGTCGGCTGAGATCGGCAGCCTTGCCAAGAGCCTGCTGGTGCGCCCGCACACCGACCCGGCCTCGGCGCTCGCCACCCTCGCTGCCCAGGCACCCGTGCTGGTCGAGTGGGGCTGGCTCGGCGGCGTCTTTCGGGCTCGCCCGCTACTCACCAGCCCGAACGAAATCCACGACCCGGCCAAGACGACCTGCTACCTCGTCGACGCCGAGGACGGGGACATCATCTGGGACGTTGCGCCCCAGCCCGACGCCGGGACGCCGCGCTCCGTGCGCCTCATCTACGGCCACACCGGCAAGACCATCTGGCCGCCCGGTACGCCGGCCCAGGTCGTCGCCCCGAGTGACCCCGGCCTCGGCATCGGGACGGCCTTCATGGGCACGACCGCGCCCATGGTGACCGTCGACTTCAGCCAGCAGAACTTCACCGAGAAGGAGGCTCGGAGCATCGCCACCGCGCTCGCCGGCCACCTCGGCATCGCTGAGGCGACGGGCCCCTGCTCCATCCACCGGCCCACGCTGTCGCTCTACGGCGGAGGCACCCGGCCGGTCCCGTACATGCACGGCGGCGACTGGGTCGAAGCGGAGCAGGGCGGCCACGGCCCCCTCTACGTGACGCGGGCTCGCGTGGACGCCGACACTGGCTACGTCGACTGCGACTTGGGCCTGTCTTCGGATGCGCTGATCGACCAGCTTGAGGCCGCCGGCCGGATTCGTCCGGTCCCGCTGCACAAGCCCTACAAGAAGAAGAACCGCCGGTGAACGACTTCGACCGCCGCATCCTCGGAACCGAGACGGTGGGCGAGCTGCTCGACATGAGGGCCGCCGCCAATGCGACCGCCAAGGCAGTCGAGCGCCTCGCCGGTGCGTTCGAGCAACGCTGCAAGGACGACAACGACAGGTGGGACGCCGTGCGCTCCGACATCGGGGAGTTGCACGGGCGGATCAACGACCTGCCGGCCGTCATCGACGCCAAGGTGAAGGCGCACGCCGACGCCTGCTCCGAGGACCTTGCGCCAGTCGTCCAGACCTTCAACGACGCCGAGGCGGTGCGCCGCTACGCCGGCCGCCAGATGCGCCCCATCCTCTACCTCGTCGTAGCCGCCGCCATCGTCGCTCTAGCTGTCCTCCTGGCCACCGGCCAGAAGGATGCCGCCGCCATCGTCGGGACCGTCTTCGGGGTCGCGACACCGTTCGCTCTCGTGCTGCTCAACCGCAAGTAGCACCCCACTCCCAGCAGGAGGCACCATGCAGTTGCTCTACGTCACCCATCCCCTGATGCACGGCCTGAGCGTGAAGAAGGTCCAGAACCTTCTCCACCTGAACGGCTTCCAGCCGGGGCCCACGGACGGCCAGTTCGGCCCCCGCACCGCGACCGCCTGCACCGTCGCCAAGCGCAAGCTCGGCTACCGGCTGGCCGACTGTCAGCCGACCGCCGGCGATGCCCTCGTCGGCTACCTCGCCGGCACCAAGAAGCGCACCCCGGCGATGCAGGCCCGCGCCGCCAAGCGGGCCGCACTGGCCAGGGAGCGGGCCTCCAAGGTGACGATGCGCCAGAAGGCGCTCGGCTTCGCCAAGGCCGACATCGGGATCGTCGAGGGCAGCAACAACGCCGTGAAGTACAACGCGTGGTGGTGCGGCGGGCGCAACGACGGCGAACCGTACTGCGTCCGCGCCGGGGCCTACTGGTACAAGAAGGCCGGCTCCAAGACCATCGACCCCCGCGCCGGCCGTTACCAGGGCACCGACTACCTGCTGGAGCAGGCCAAGCACGGCAAGGGCGGCGTCCAGCTCGTCAACGACCCCAAGCCCGGTGACTGGTTCGTCATCGACTTCGACGGTCGCACCGATCCGGACCACCTCGGCGTCGTCGAGAAGATGGTCGGGGAGTGGGTCCACAGCATCGAAGCGAATGCGACGCTGTTCAACGGCCAGCAGGGCGTGGGCCGGCACAGCCGCTACCGGGGCAACTGCTGGTTCATCCGCGTGACGGCCTGACATGAGGCAGCGCATCGAGTGGCCGACGAGCTGCGGGCAGGATCGCGACCACCTACCTTGTCTCGCTGAGCTCTCGCTCATTCACCTGTGGCCGTCACGTGACCGTCACGTCACCGTGACGTTACTCGCTACCAGACAGAACCAGACAGTACACAACAGGACCTTACCTAAGAGACTGAGCATCGGAGGGCCCGTGCCCAGAGTCTTCAACGTCCTGGGCTGTAGCGAATGTGTGCCGAACCTGCCGGCTACGCTGGCCTAGGCGCGTGGCTGCGTCTCCTCTCTGCCGAAGGGGACGCCGGGCTCCTCTCTCCCGGCGTCCCCACCCTCAACCTAGGAGTGCCAATGCACCTGTCGGAACTCGTCAACCTGCTCGTCATGGTCGTCCTGTGGGCCCCGCTCAGCGTGGTCCTCACGCAGGCGTTGAAGCGCGTCGGCTGGCCCACCGCCGTCAAGGCCGTCCTCGCCATCGCCTGCGCGGCGCTGATCGGGATCGCCGGCACGTGGGTGAGCGGAGACCTGCTCGGTCTGGCCAAGGTATGGGGCGACCTGACGGCCACGGACGTGGTCGCCTACGTGGGCATCGTCTACGCCGCCGCGAGCGTCTGGTACACGAGCCACTTCGGGGATACTGACTGGATGAAGCGCCTCGCTCAGTGGCCTCGCTGAGGCGTCCGAATCGGAGCGTAGAAGTATGGTTTGCGCGACCAGTCGAAACGCACTAATGTCCGCGCAGGTCGCAGCAACCTCAGGTCCTCACGTCGTGGGGACCTGAGCTGCGTAGGAGATAGGGGATAGGGCTTCATGGGTGAATTGATTGACCCCGACGAGTACGTGACGCCGGCGGCTTACGCACGCCAGACGGACGAGTACACCGCGCTCACCTGCAGCGAGGCGCTCGTCCGGGAGTGGTGTAGGACGGGGCTGATCCCGGCCGTCAAGATGGGGGCGCGGTTCTACGTCAATCCCGACGAGGCCAACCACGCGCTGCGTAGGGCCGTAATCCTCGAGTACCGTCTCCTGTGTGAGCGCGAAGGCTTCGAAGCGCCCACCGACGGGCCGCAGCCGTGACCGCCCCCCAGGCAGAGCGCTTGCTCACCACCGGCGAGGCCGCCAATCTCCTCGCCACCGAGTACGGCATCGTGCTGTCGCAGCGCACCGTCATCCGGTACTGCGACAAGGGCGTCATCGTCTGCACCAAGTCGGCCGGTGGCTTCGACCGCCGCATCAGCCCGGAAGCACTCCGGGCCTTCGCGCAGACCTACTACCGCTAGACCCCGTATTTGACAAGCTGGGGCAGCCTGTCATAGACTGCCCAGCCAGCGCCGCGTCTATCCACGCCTAGAAGGAGGAACAACCGAGTACAAGCTGTCACAAGCAACGAGAGGAAGGACATACCCCAGTGCAGACAGCACGAAGAGGGGGCCCCCGCCGCCAAGCAAGAGGCCCCCGTAGCTCCCAGCAGAGAGCCGAAGTCCAGCATACCATCGCAGCCCGCGTACTTGACACTCGCGACATCGTTGCCGCGCACGTCATCATGGGCCCCATCCTCGCCGGCCTGATCCTCGCCGGCTGCGCCATCCTGTGGGTGGTCGCATGAGCTTCGACGGCCTCCCCGGCTACGACGCGTGGAAGACCACGCCGCCCGAGGACTCCCCGTACCCCGACGACTACGACCCCGTGCAGGCCCGCGAAGACGCCATCCTCGACCGGGCCGGCCTCTGATGCCCGCCACTGAGTACAGCTACCACGTGAAGTGCTGGGGCGTTGAGGTCTGGGTCGCGGCCCGCACCCATGCCCAGGCGAAGAAGTTCGCTCTGGCGTCCAGCCCCGAGCTGAAGCGCTGGTTCAAGAAGGGCGCGGCCCTGCACATCGAGCGACAGGGCGTGCTGGCATGACCGCCTCCGCCGTGACGGTGGACACCAGCGTCACCGGCAAGCGGCACTACACGACCGCAGGCGGCATCCGCATCGCCAGTGTCACGACGATCCTCAAGATGGTCGGCCAGGACCCCTTCGCTGACGACGGACTCGCCGCTCTGCGCGGCAGCGTCGGCAACGAGAAGTTCAAGGCGATCATGCAGACCGCCGCCGACCTCGGCACGGCCGTGCATGAGGGCATCAACGAAGCCCTCGACCCCGAGGCCATCCCGTACCCGAGCGACGACCCGCGCACGGCGAAGATGGTGGCCGGCGCTCTCACATGGATTGCCAAGTATGTCAAGACCGTCCACGCCGTCGAGGCCCCCTTCGTGTCCGAAGCCTACGGATTCGCCGGCACCATCGACCTGATTGCCACGCTCAAGGGCGACGAGCAGCCCGCCGTCATCGACTGGAAGACGAGCGCCCAAGTGCTGCCCACCTACCGCCTGCAGCTCGCGGCCTACCGCGAGGGAGCCCGCCAATCCCTCGGCTACCCGGTGGACCGCCGGCTGGTCATCAAGGTCAGCAAGGACAGGTCCAGCCCCGGCAAGGTCACGGCGCACGAATTCAGCGCCCACACCGCCGACTGGGCCGCCTTCCAGAACGCCTTGAGCCTGTTCCGTTGGACGAAGGAGTACGCATGACCCCAGCAGAGAGCACCGCGCCGGCCATCTACGTCCCGCCGGTCCCGGCGGCCGAGACGAGCGGCATCACGAGTGACGCCAACGCGCTCCTCGCGCAGGCGACCTACATCACCATCAACTGCCCCGAGGCCGACGCCGAGGCCAAGGAGCTACTGATCCACGCCAAGAAGGCCGGCAACCGCATCGAGGCGCTGCGCAAGCGCTGGACCGCGCCGCTGTTCCAGCAGAAGAAGCTCATCGACGACGACTTCAAGGTGCTGGCCGAGCCGGTCGCTGAGGCTGAGCGGATCCTCCGCGCCAAGCTCAGCACCTACGGCCGCGAGCAGGCTGAGGCCAGCGCCGCCGCCCTCCGGGCTGCCCAGGCGAGGGCCGAGGTGGAGGCGCTGCGCCAGCGGGCTGAGAACCCCGACATCATGCCGGCCCCGCCGGTGGTGCTGGTCCCGGCCGCTCCGGAGCGCGTCACGCGCACCGAGAGCGGCACCGTCACCATGCGACAGGTCTGGAAGTTCGAGCTGGTCGCCCCGGACGAGCTGCCACGCGAGTACCTGATGCCCGACGAGCGGGCGATCCGCGAGGCCGTCAAGGACGGCGTCCGCGACATCCCCGGCGTCCGCATCTACAGCGACGACGTGGCGGTGGTGCGCTGATGCCGCTTGCTCAGCCCCACGCCTTCGCCCCCGTCAGGGTGGCCGACATCCCGCGCCCCACTGGTGGCCGCCGCTTCGTCGGGCACTGGCAGTTGACCGTCGCCCTGTTCGTCGACAGCGGGCATGAAGCCGCCCGCCTCGACATCGGCCAGCATCCGCCGGCGAACGTCTGCACCGCCGTCGCCTACGCGCTCCGCTCCATGAACATGAACGACCTCGCCGGCGTGGCCCGCCGGGGCGACGACGTGTACCTCTACCGCAAAGGCGGTGATGCCTGATGGCCTTCAAGAAGAACGATGACTACGTTGAGGTAGCCGAGCGGATTCAGGAGTTCAAGGCGCTCTACCCGCACGGCTCACTCCAGACCATCGGCTCCGAGCTGTACCACGTCGGCGAGAAGACCTTCATCGCCACTACGGCCGCCGCCTACCGGACGCCCGAGGACACGCGCCCCGGCATCGGATCGGCGTGGGAGCCCATCCCCGGCCTGACGCCCTACACGAAGAACAGCGAGCTGCAGAACGCCGAGACATCGGCATGGGGCCGCGCCATCGTCGCGGTCGGCATCCCGAGCAAGCACGTCGCCAGCGCCAACGAGGTCCGCAACCGGCAGGGCTCAGACAGCGCCCCGAAGGCCGACAAGGCCAAGCCCGCCGGCAACGGCAACGGCAACGGCAAGGCCGCCACGGCGGCGCAGGTCAAGGCGTTGCTCGAGCTGGCCGCGCTCAAGGGCCGCACCGCCGCACAGGTGGCGACGGCGCTCAAGAAGAAGGCCGACTACGGCGGCCCGCTGGAGAAGGCCCCGGCCGCACTGGTCGAAGCGATCAGCGCCGGTCTGGCGACCCTGCCCGACGCGGCGGCCCCCGAGTCGCTCGCGCCAGCGCCGGCCGCCCAGCCGGCCCCAGAGCCCGCCGACGCGGTGTCCGTGGACCCCGTGACCGGCGAGGTCATCGACGGCGAGGCCGAAGAGGTCAACGAGCTGGACCTTGCCCTCGGCGGGCCCCCGACCCCGACGCTCCTCAACGACTCGCAGATGAAGCGGATCGCCGCCCTCTTGCGGCTCCGCGGCATCGACGAGCAGACCTGGCGCGGCCATATGCGCGACAAGTTCGGGGCCGAGAGCCGCAAGGAGCTGACGGTCGGTCAGGCCCAGATGTTCATCAAGTGGATCGAGAACGCGGGATGACCGCCGCCGTCGCCATCCTTGAGGCGCTCCGCGAGGAGCCCCGCGACATCGACACGCTCTGCGCCCTCACCGGCCGGCCACGGACGACCATCAGGTCCGCCGTGCGCCGGCTTGGCGGGCGCGGCTACCGCATCCACAACTGCGCCGGCCGTGGGCGCGGCCATCTGGCCGTCTACCGCCTGCTGGGCGACAGCGACCGCCACATCCGCCGCGTCTGCGCGTGGCACGGCTGCGGCACCGTGCTCTCGACCTACAACCACGACGAGCTGTGCGGCTGCCACCAGCGCACCCGGTCGCAACTGGAAGAAGTGATGGGCTGATGGCGGGGCCGGCCAAGAGGGCTCGCCTCTCCGATATGCCCGACTTCATGAACCGGCGGCAGGTCGCCGCCCTGCTCGGCGTCAGCGATCAGCGGTTCCCGGCCAGCGAGGTCGCTCGCCTGGGCATCCCGCACGTCACTCTGCGGCGCCAGCGCGACACCATCCGCGTGAGCAAGGCCGCCTTCCGCGACTGGCAGAGGGGGAAGGCATGAAGGTCCGCATCGCCGAGATTCGGTCGACCGTCCCCGGCGAGGTCGTGAGGCTCATCAACGACGGGGGCGTCCTCAGGACGCAGCGCATCACGGCCGGCGGCTATGTCAGTCGAGGCTTCACGATCACGGTGGACCGGTCGTCCGCTGAGGGCTTCGTCAAGGCCGCCCACAGGGCCGGCAAGGTGTACGCCGGCCTGCCACCTCTACCGGCACCTGCGGCCCCCAAACGGGTCCCCGTGCAGACGCACCAGCGGCCCCTCTGGGTACCGCCGGTCGTCCTCGACAAGCGCCCGAGCGGGGCCATGCTGGAGCGCCTCGCGGCGGTCTTGAGAGCGGTCCCGCATGACGCCTGACACCCACAGCGAGGAAGACCTGCACAGCTACCGTGGGAGCGAGGGCTGATGGCTTGGATCGAGAGCCATCAGGAGTTGGCTCGACATCCCAAGACCCTGCGGCTCGCGAGGCTGCTGGGCGAAAGCCTGCCGGCAACCATCGGCCACCTGCACCTGCTCTGGTGGTGGGCGACCGACTACGCCCAAGACGGCGACCTGTCGGTGTACGACGCCGAGGAGATTGCCCACGACGGCGCTCGCTACCCCGGCAAGGCCGGCAAGTTCCTCAAGGCCCTGCTGGACGCCGGGTTCGTGGACGAGGCCGGCGACGGGCAGGTGGCCCTGCACGACTGGCACGACTACGCCGGCAAGCTCATCGAACAGCGCGAGTACAACCGCGAGCGGCAGCGTCAGTGGCGGGCCGACCAGAAGGCCAAGAAGGCCCCGCAGCCCGAGCTGCTCGACGACGGATTCGAAGTCGCCTGGGCACCCTACCCGCGCAAGATCGCGAAGGCGGCCGCCCACCGGGCCTACAAGGCCCGCCTCAAGGAAGCCACCCCGGCCGAGGACATGCAGGCCGCGTCCGGTCACTACCGCGACTGGTGCTTGGCGACCGGCACCGAGGCCACCTTCATGCTCCACGGCTCCACGTTCTGGGGCCCGGACAGGCGCTTCGAGGAGTGGGTAGACGGGCCACCCGCCGGGGCCGGCGCGAAGCCGGCCAGCGGGCCCGGAGGCGGGCTCAGCGCCGCGCAGATTGCCGGCGCATTCAACGACGAGGAGAGCGCATGACAGGCAAGCAAGTGGCCGCGCTGGTCGCCGTCCTCAAGGCGGCCTACCCGCGCATGGTCATCGACGCCGACACCCTGCGGGTCTACGGGCTCGCACTTCAAGACCTCGACCACGAACAGGCTCAGGCCGCCATCCTGTCCATCATCGCCACCGAGAAGTTCTTCCCGAGCATCGCGGAGATCAGGGCGGCCGTGGCCGAGCGTGTCTGCGGCCTGCCCACCGCCGAGCGGGCGTGGGGCGAGGTCGAGGAGGCCATCCGGGGCTACGACCCGTCGAACAGCGACACGTGGTGGCCCGAGTGGACCGCCCCGATCGTGCAGACCGCCATCCTCGCCTGCGGGGGCCTTGGCCGGCTGGAGCGCTCCTCCAACCCCTCGGCCGACCGGGCCCACTTCTTCAGGATCTACAACGACCTGCGCACCGTCGAGACGCGCAGGTGCACCGTCGCCGGCCTGCTCGACAAGGGCAACCGGCCGGCGCTCATGGCAGGTGCCCGATGACCCGGCGCGGGAGCTGGGGCCTCGGCATCTGCGACCAATGCGACGAGATGGTCGGACAGGCCAACCTCGTCAGTCCGCCGGCACACCCGGACAAGAAGCAGACCTACTGCCACGCCTGCTATCGCACTTGGAAGGAGGGCAAGGATGCAGTGCCCCGCCTGCGGCTCACCTAGCTTGCACACGCGACCACGCCCGGACGGCAGGCACAGCGTCCTCGGCTGTCGGGGGTGCGGCTGGGCCCGCCTCTACAGCAACGACCACCCCACGATGAACCGTCTTCACACAGACCAGAAGGAGAACGCATGAGCAAGAGCCTGAACGTGGTCACCCTGAGCGGCTACCTCGGGGCCGATCCGAAGGTCCACACGTTCGACGACGGCAGCAAGGTCGCCAACCTGCGGCTGGCCGTGGGCAAGTCCAAGAAGCAGAACGGGGAGTGGGTGGACGACACCCTCTGGATCGACGTGGCGGCGCGGGGCAATCAGGCCGAGGCCATCGAGCAGTACCTCGGCAAGGGCTCCTTCATCATGGTGACTGGCGAGCTGGGTCAGCTCCGCGAGTGGGAGAAGGACGGCGAGACGCGCCACTCCATGCAGGTCGACTACGCCCGCGTCACCTTCGGCCCGCGTGCCGAGAACGGCAACGGCGGCGGCAACGGCGGCGGCGGCAACGACGACGACGACATCCCGTTCTGAGGCCCGCGATGCAGACCTGTATCTTCGACGCCCCGCTCGCCGTGAAGGAGGGCGAGCGGGGCATGGCCGTCGCCGACGCCTCGCCCATCGACTGGGCCGGCACCGCGACCACATGGTTCGACGAGCTGTGGCCAGGGCACACCCTGACCGCCGACGACCTCACCGCGATCTGCGACCTGCCGACCAACGTGGACGGTACCCCGACGAACAACTGCGTCGGGGCCTTCCTGAACCGGCTGCGCCGGCAGGGTCGCTTGGAGCTGGTCCGCTACGAGCGCTCCACCCGCGTCAGCAGCAAGGGCCGCGTCCTCGCTAGGTGGAGGAAGGTAGCATGAGCGCCCCTGACAGGCTGTTCGAGGAGACGGTAGCCGAGCGCCTTGCTCCGACCCGTACCCGGCTGGTGGAAGACGTCATCAAGGCCAAGGGTGCCATCGAGAAGGCGCAGGAGAAGGCCCGCACCGCCGAAGACTTGCTGGCCGAGTTCGACGGCGCGATGGAGCAGCTCAAGGAGCAGGAGGCACATCTGCTGTTCAAGCCCCGCGTCGACCTGACGACCGGGGAGCTGCTCGACTGATGCGCATCCTTGCCCTCGACCTGTCGCTCACCTGCACCGGCTACTGCCGGGACGGCGAGGTCGGCCGGCTCCGCTACCCGAAGGACAAGGGCTGGGACCGCATGGCGCTCATCACGGACGCCATCGACGACCTGACCGCCGACGTGGACCTGGTTGTGCTGGAGGGCTACAGCTTCGGCAGCAAGGGCCGCAGCGTCTTCCAGATCGCGGAGCTGGGCGGCATCGTCCGTAACGACCTGCGGCGGCTGGGGATGCCATGGGTGGACGTACCGCCGTCCTCGCTCAAGAAGTACGCCACCGGCCGGGGCAACGCTGGCAAGGACGAGATGGTCGCCGCCGCGATCCGCCGGTTCGGGTTCGCCGGCCACGACAACAACGAGGCAGACGCCCTCCTGCTCTGGTACATGGCGCTGGCGGCCTACGGCGACACGCGGATGAAGACTCCGTTGCTCAACGCCTCGGCGCTCGACAGCGTGGAGTGGCCGGATGTCTGCCCATTGTCTGCCCAACTTGGGCTGTCTGCCCAGATTCGGGTCCCGAGAACGATCGTCAGGGACCCCATGAAGTGACCGATTCGTGCCTACAGGTGGGGGGTGGCGGTACTACCTGTGAGGCGCGGCAGCCGAATCATAATCCGCGTGTCGTAGGTTCGAGTCCTACCGCCGCTACCACTTCTCAGGACTCTTCCCTGCAACTGGCCTGTTTTGCTGCGGGCGCAGCAGGGGCGCCGGGAGCGCCCATTCGGCCGGCTGTACTCCGTTTGTACTCCCTGCGATCTCAACTGCTGACCTCGCCGTACACCACGCTGTCCAGCTTCTGGGTGAGGCCCCTCTGCATGCCCGGCAGGACGTGCGAGTAGGTGTCCATCGTGATCGTGATCGACTTGTGACCGAGGCGCTCCTGCACGACGCGCGGATGCTCGCCCGCCTTGAGGGCAAGAGTCGCGTGGCTGTGGCGCAGATCGTGAACGCGGATGCGCTTCACCTTGGCTGCCTTGACGGCCTCGCCGAAGCTCTCCGTGACCTTGTTCGGGTGCCAGGGCTCGCCGCTCTCCTTGGTGAAGACGTGGCCTGTGTCTTGCCACTCCGCACCCCAGTGCAGGCGCTCGGCGTTCTGCACCGCCTTCCACGACTTGAGCGCCGCGACCGTTCCTGCTCCGATGTCGATGTGCCGTCCGTCGCCGCCCTTGAGGGGTCCCTCGATCACCTCGTAGCCGACCTGATGGCGCGATCGCTGGACGTAGACAGACGGCTGTACGTCGTGGTCCGGATCGCCCTTCAGGTCGACGTCCTCCCACTTGAGGCCGAGGGCCTCACCACGGCGCAGGCCCGTCTTCGCGAGCAGGATCCACAGCGGCGAGAGGCGGTCCGAGCAGGTGGCTCGCAGGAACTTGTCCATCTCGGCCTCGTCCCAGGTGTTGAGGCGCCGCTTGCGCTCCACTCTCGGGTACTTCACCTCGTCTGCCGGGTTCGTCCGCAGGAGCCCTGCCTTGACGGCCTCGCCGAGCGCCTTGTGGAGGACCGCGAGCACCCCGCGCCGCGTCGCAGGTGAGAGCACGTGACCGCGCGGCCCCTTCTCGGTGGCCAGGCGGGCATGCATCTTCACGACGTCGCCGTAGGTGAGCCGCTGGAGAGGGACGTCGCCGATCTTCGGCACGATGCGCTTCTCGACCTGCAGGCGGTACGCCAGCTTGGTGTTCGGGCGCAGCTCCAGCGTCTCGAGCGTCGGGAGCCAGTGGTCGACAAGGTACTCGCGCACCGTCAGGGTGTTCGGCGGCACGTAGTCGCCTCGCTCTCTGTCCCGCAGCTCGTCGTGGAGGGCCTTGTCGGCCTCCTTCTTACGCGTGTATTTCTCGGGCAGGAGCTCCTGCCGGCGCGCGATCACCTCCTGCAGTTCGCCGCCGCATGTCGGGCAGGCGTCGGGCGGATCTGCGTCTGCCCAGTAGACCGTGCCGCGC